TAATTTTCTGAGAGTTTCATAAAAATAGAACCCTCTTCACCAACATATACGAGATCTCCTATATCTGAAGATAGGGATTCCCGCTCTTCTAGGGTTTCTACCTTTGTTACACCAGCTCCAATTTTTGATTTTACCCACTCATATTCACCTTCTCCTGTTTTTAGATATTGATAAGTATGAACGTTTTCTTCATCATTTATCACATAAGCGAGCATTCCCTCCTCTAACCTCGCTTCTGGGATATTTAATAGATCTTCCTTATTATTTACTGTTCTATATCCACCTTTACCATACTTAGCCTCATGTGTTGCATAAGTATCATCAGAAGTAAACGGTACTATAGGAGAAGCTACATTTGTTCCTTTAAGTGCTTCACTCATATCCAAATGTTTGTTTAAAATTATTTATGGTTACCTGATCTTTTTTATGATAAATTTTATAATATACACCATCGATAGTATTAAGAACCTGATCCTCTATATAATAATCATTTATATAATTAAGTCCGTGGGTATCTTTTATTGATGTAAATACTTCTTCTTGTAATTCAATAGGAACAGCTAATACAGTAATTTCATTATTCAAATTTGTAATAAATTCTATATCACCATTACCATCCCATAGAGTTTTATCGGGTAGATTGAATGTTCTATATATACTAAACTCACTCATCTTTCCAAAATATGTGGGACTTACTATACTAATAGTAAACATCTCTCTTAGTGTGGTATCCTCATTAGTAGCAATCACTTCATATGTTGAAGTCTCTGTTATTGGTCCATTAATACTATAACTATTATTATCTATTTTGGTTATATTTACTATGCTCCCGTTCTTTAATACTCTTATCATAAATTGACCGGTTATATCTTCATCTTTATAATTGTTGATTTGTAGATTAAATCCAAGGTCAGTTATTACAGCTCCGTGTGGATATATATTTCCCTCACCCTCTAAATAGCTTTCATCTCTAATTACTTCAAAGTGAGAGATTGTTGGTGGATCTATATTATTTTCAACATCCTTTAGTTTTTCTATTAAGTTTTCTGGTGTTATGAAATTGTCCTCTCGTACTAATTCACCTTTTTCATGGTTATAGTAATATTGAAACCCATCAGCGAGATTTCTAAATATAGAGAGACCTTCAGGAATGTCAATAAAAATTCTAGAGACCTTATCTGGCCCAAGAAGCTCTATTTTCCAAATTCCACCCATCTTACACAAAAACCTCTGACCCTGTACTAAGTCAGATACATCTCTCGGTACATCATCCTCACAAATATCATAGATAACATAAGATTCAGCGGTTGATATAAGACTATAACAATTTCTACCTTCACCATCCTTAACTCCAACAGCGAAAAGAGTATCTATGTTTGGCTTACTAGGATCATCGTCTGTGTTAAATCCAGTTTTATATTTTACCATTACTAATCTACCTGCTGTATGTTTTACCTCAGTATCAAGATAAACCATAGCAGACTCTAGATTTTCTTGTATTGTAAAATTTCTCTGGATTAGTATATCTGTAGAAACTTCGCTATTTTTCATTCTTTTATTTATTATTAAAGGGGGATAACAGTAAACAATTGCTATCATCCCCCTGATTTTTTGTTATCGATTAGCAACAATTAAGAGTGTTTCAACAATGTTTTCACCCCAAAGGATAGAAATTCTATGATCACGATTCATGTAAAAAGTAATTTGAGTTTCAGCAATGCCTGAAGTGTATTCTCTTCCATCAATCACAATATTAGGAGCAGGATTAACTTTAAGCATAGACGGGCTTAAGGATATAGAAGCTTTAACTATGTCTGTGGATACTAAACTGGATGGATCAGCTGTTCCACTCTCTATCTTACACTTACTATAGGTAAGCGAATCACCAGTTCCGGTAGAATAAATTTTTCCTAAATAACTTATTCCTGCGGTCGGAAGTTCTCCTACATTCACTATTTCCTCACCTTCACCAGGATTATAGTCTGCTAATGTTTCCCAAATATAAACTACCTCATTATTGCCTGTTGAAATAACAAGTGTTGATCTCTCTTCTGTATAATTATCAATAAATAATCTTTCGTCACCATTTCTATCAAAATACTGTCCCATAGAATAAATCTGAGTTTTTAGACTAGGAACTAAATTTTTATTATCTATCTGATTTTTATTGAAATTTGCACAAGCAGCCTGCTTCTGCTGCTCAAGAGTTAATTCATTGTTCATAATTACTTTATTTTTAGTTTGTTGTTTTGGACATAATAAGCCCGTTTATTCTAGATAAATAAGCCTTCTTTCCGTGAAGTATCATATTTAATCGTTTATAATCTATTGTCTGTTCTTCGCCAACCCACTCAAAGACTAAAAGTCCTATTGGTTGATCTACTCCAGGGATACCGACATAAACCTGTATATCAGATCCATCATCAAATAATTCGTAAATCCCCGGATATTTAACACAAAATAAAGAATCTTCCGAGGATATTAATCTTTCATGCATTAAATCATTATAGAGGGATATAATTGTTCCTGTATTTATATCTCTAAAATCACTTTCTGGAACATTATGAACTCCATAACTACTTGATTGTAAAACTAAATCCGCATACTTAAAAGGAATTCCAATTAAATTTTCTTTTGAATTATGATATTCAAAATATAGGATACGATCAGCTGATGTTTCTGCCCTAAGATCCCCAAGAAGTATGTAAAGATCTCTAAGTAACTCATCCCGTCTTTGTAAACCCTCATCATGCCTTTCAGTAGCTATTTCAGATACAATCTCCATAGTTCCCCTTACAATGTTTTTAAAGTTTAAGACTACAATAAGTGAAAGTATAACTAAAATATATAGGAGAAATTTTCTAAATCCTACTTTCTGGTCAACTTTTATTATGAAGTCTGAGAGTTCTTTTAGTTTAGTTAATAAGTATTTCATACAGTTTTTCTAATGTAAAGAGTAAATAAATTTTCTATCTCCCTATAGCTTTGGGGAATGCTGGGACCAGAATAATTATAATTAAGTACTAATTTTATTGTCGTCTTTATAGTTATCGTTGAAGATTGATCTGCTTGTTCAGAGAAATTGTAAGTTGTTTTTAGATATGGAACGAGATTAGGAAGATTAGTACTAGAATAGATGATCTCTGGGGATAAAAAGTATAATACCTCATCACCCTCATAAATTCTATCATCATAATCTTCAGATATTCCACTATAAAGCTCTGTATTATAACTTAATCTATAATTACTAGCCAAGTTAAAAATAGTGTTTGTTAACTCAGTTGTAGAAGTATTTCCTATAGAATCATACTCAAACTGTGTTACTTTTAAATGAAATTTTTGATCATTTTCACCAACAGAATCAATTTCAACTGGAATATCTGTTGTTCCATATATAAATCCGGAAGTAATAAAGTCGGCATAAGTATAATAATAAGCATTACCAATTTTATATAATAAACCACTTTGTTTTTCTAGATATATATTCGGCAAGTCAGAAACAATAGTAGCAATTGTGTCTAGATTTTCCGCTTCAGATATACCTAAGGCTAATCTTAAGTCGCTAATTTCTTCCGGTGTTTCAGCTCTTCTATACTCAAGTCCTGTAGAATTATTAAAGTTAGAAGTTTTTTTGGGATTAAATAAAGCGACTGAATAATAGCCTTGAGAACCACGAAGCGAATTACAGACACAAACAATATCTCCAATTTCAGCAGATGATGGTAAAGTTGTTACATAATTTTCTAACCAGGAAGGAGTATAATCAGACCCAAGTAAGCTCCAACCCTCTTCAGTATACATGTAAAAACTACCATCACCTAGAATTGTTCTATCTGTTACTGTGTTTCCTACTATTTTTCCAATCTTAATTCTAAAATTATTTATTGGTTGATTAGATGTATTTGGTTTTAATTTCAAAAATGCACGATACCTAACAGATCCATTAGAAGTAGAGATAGGATTGACATAAGAAACTATATTATCTCCATCCCCTCTATCTAATATATCCTCTCCGATATTATTTAAAATTTCTATATTATTTAAGTTAATATCTAATGTAGAATTAAAATCTAAAAATCCAAAATTTCTTGAGTTTTGAAGAAGACCGTTACTTAAAAAGAATAAATTAGATGAACCGATAACTACCACCTCTCCAGGATCAGACTTTTGTATAATATTAAGAGAAACCCTAGTATTAAATCCATCCTCACTTGTATAAAATTCTAGAGTATGAATTAAATCTTGATCCCCATTGTTTGGATCAAAGGTTATTTTAAAATTATCTACTTGACCACCATCTAATCTTGGTAGTGATTGATTCGATACAATATTACAACCGGGACTAGAGGTTATTGTATAGCTAGGAAGTATTCCAGTTAATCCTGAATCTGGAGTTAATAGTGAGGTAGTATTAAATATACCAATCATTCCAGAAACTTCAGTATCTTCAGGATTTACGGTTATAGTTATAGTATTCTTTTGTTGGAAATCCCCTAAATAAAGTCTATAGTATTCTTTAGAAAGTTCTCCGAAATTAGATATTATTCCTCTGGTAGCTCGTTTCTGGAATAAATTAATCTCTTCTTCGAAAGATTGAATCTTATAAGAGAAGTCATTAAAATCCATAAAGAGTGTTCCGGGGAAATTACTAACTGACTTACCATAACCATTTTCAGAAGTATCTCCAACTAATAATAGATTTCCCGGATATTCTGAATTTCCTAGGTAACCATTAGAGGAACTTATTGTAGATCCATTATAATTTACAGAAGCTAATAACTCCTCTGGATTCTTTTTTAGTTGGAAATATTTATACCCTCCTCCATAATTTACTTTGAATATCTTTCCTACATAAACTTCAGAAGTACTAGAATCATAAAGATCTGAATTAGGTATATTTATTTGTTTTCTATAATAGGAATAATAAGACATAGATAAAACACCATTAGAAAACGTTGGGAAAGATTTTCGTGCATACTCCTCACTATTTTCATCTACTGTATAAATACCAGTCAACTTTCTATACGATACTCCTAAAGGAAGTCTATTTATTTTAAAATAATTATATCCTGGATTATCTATCTGAGTTATTCCTATAGTAGTTTCTGGATTAGATATTGCTACAACCCCATATATTGGCTCAGTTGTACAAACAACTCTAGTAGCTTTATAACAATCATTTCCAATAACAAAATATTTACCTAAAGAATCACCTATTCCTATCTCTCTAGGAAGATCTGAAACTGATCCACTTATAAAAGTTTCATCAAAAGTAACAGGTGTTTCTTCTTCCCACTGAGATGCACTACTTGAGGGTGTTATTCCAGATACTGAATTCTGTTTACATCTCCAAATCTTATGTGTAGTTCCGGAAGTAGTTATTACTAAATCATCAACGTTATATGTTTTTGAAGATGAATAATTAAGGATCTTTTTCCAATACCAAAAATTACTTTCAAAATTATTACTTGAAGCTAATGGTAATGATAAGTTAATAGGAGTAGTATTATATCCAAATCCAATCAAAAGAGGTGTTTCATTAATTTCTTTCCATATAAAATTAGTAGCTATTCCTAAATCTACATAAGCCTCTTCAATAGAATTTACACTTTTCCATCTCGGTTCTCCTATATAAAATAAATCTGTATAATTTTGATAGGTTAGATCTTCTCCACATGGACAAAACTTTTTATAGCTCTGATTATCACTAGTATAAAATGTTCCAAATTGGGCTAGTTGTGGTAAATTAGTACTATCTAGTCTAATAATAGGATCACTTGGAGTTGGAGTCTCAGTCTTATAATATCCAAATCCGATTATATCATCTGCATTTGTTGGTAATTCATTTTCTGGATTAGAGTAAAGATTATTAACATCAATTCCTGTTAATCCATATAAATTAGATATATCAACATTATCAGTATACTTAGTATTATGATCTAAGATATAATCTAAAAAACTAGATTGATTTTGTGATCTATTAAAAATATTCCAAGAAGTTCGTTGATAATTATAACCTGTTCCTATTAAATTTTGAGGATCTCTTTTAATAGGCTCAAATCTTTCTATAGTTCTAACAAACTTCCCTAATTTTGAATATTCATCTCTATAATAGGTATTATTTACATCTTGTAACCCGCTTGTTCCTTGAATTGGTTTTGAGGCCAGATTCATATAAGTTGAAGAGATAGATGATCCAGGTAATAATTGCATTGAAGTAAATGCATCTTCTATATTACTAGATCTAACGCTATTTACTAATACACTAAAGGAAATAGGGAGTTTTTCTTTTAGTTCAACATAATAATCATCAGAGATTAATTTAGGTCTATAACCTTGAATTCTTGAAGGTACTGTCATTGTAATCTCGTTAGAAGAGCTATTATTGGTTATTGAACAATTTCTCTTATTTCCTATAATATAATTTCCAGACCAGCTAGTTCCCCGTACAGAAAAGTTATAAGTTCTAGTTTCTCCTAAAAAGCTTATATCATTAGTTTTATCACCTAAAATCTCAAATTCATAACTACTCTTTTGAATAACTGATACTCTTCTAATATAGACCCCATATTCCTTATCAATCTCTTCTTGAGAATAGTAGTATCTATCTGAACTATCTACGTTACTATCTTTTACGAAATTATATGGAATAGCTACAAATAGATTAGTAGAAAGGTTTCTTCCGGAATCTAAAGTAGTATTCAAAATATTCCCACCGATAATGCTAAAAGAGTCATCTAAAATAGCATCTGACCTACCTCTATAGACAAGACCTGGAATTGCTTCCTCTAACCTAGGTAAATATGCAAGTCTAATTCCACTAAACGTTCCAGTATTGTCAGAGTCTAAATCAAATATTTCAATATCATCGGTTCTTAATATTTTCTTTAGTATTTCAATTCCAGTAGCATTATCATCCACAACTACCCACTCTATAGGATTAGTTCCATTTTTCCAAATCCTAGATACAAAACTAAGGGTTCCTAATTTAATAGGAGTAGCATTTAGACTATTATTATCAGACGTTGGAGTTAGTGTTAATACATAATGATAATACCCATCTCTTTCGACTCTAGGATTACTTAATTTAAATGTAAACGTGGATAATCCATTAATAATTTGGCTATTTAAACTATAAGACTCAGAATTTAATGATCTAATTAAATTAGTTATAATTACTGGATGTGGTGATATTACATCTATAGTGGTAGTACATCCTGATATATTTAAAGGACTATAAAAATTCTCTAATGTTATTGTAGTAATTTCATGTCCATTTTTATATAATCTTATTGAAGGATAATATGGTTCTTTATAAAGATAATAATTTATCTTTGTATTATCTGACCGAAGATCTGAAAAGAATGCAACGTTTAATACACCAAAAATATTATTAACTGAAGGAATTATTGGTGTAAATGAATTTGTCTGGTTAACTGGATTAGCTAATATTAATTTTCCTTCAAATTCAGTTTGTACTTGAGGAATATTATTACTTGCTCTAGTTAGTGTCCCTGCATCATCATATAAACTCAGTCCTGTATAATGATCTACATAATGATTATTTGGATAATCCTCATTATATTCTGGGGTAGTTAATTGTGAAATATAGGCTCTATCATTTCCGGGGGTATTTTGTATTGTTTCTGTTGGAGTTTTTCTTGTATAATACTTAACTGTGGTATAATCCATTGAATACTCTGGAATGAATATATACTTATTAGATCCTATATTATTAAAAATATACTTGGAATTTAAATAATAATATTCACCACCATTTAGTGGATTTTTTATTAAAACATTAGAAAATCCTTTACACAGGAAATAATCTTGGTTCTTAATAAATGGTTGAGATCCTTCATACTGTGATATAGTAGTTATTAATGCGTCTACCTCAGTTTGCGTAGTAGGAACATCAACAACTGTCCATATACTACAATAATAATAAGTGGTTCCGATTTGTATAATATCCCCTAATTTAGGTTCATTATTAGTTATTTGTCTTGTAGCATCGAATAGGGTTGTTCCATAATTAAACTTTCCTCTAATTCCAATATTTCTAGTAAAATTTAAGTTAAGATAACTAGGCCCAGTTACAGTTCCTATAGCATCATTATCTGTAAGAATATTGGATGGTAAGGCTGTCCAAGTAATACATAACCAATCTCCAGTAGTATCAGTAGACGGATTAATCCCAGTAACACCATTATGTAGACAATAATAATAAACCTTAGATCTCCCAAGATTAGAATAGCAAACAACATCTTTTGTTCGATATATGTAATTTGAGTCCCATTCTCCTTTATATACGATTCCTGGAGTCGTTGGATCATTTGGGTCATCTGGATAAATTGGTCTAAACTGATTAGATAGGTTTGGGTTTATTATTGTAGCCCGCATCTTTCCACCATCAGAAATTCTACATATTAATTTAAAAAAGTTATTATTAAAATCTCTAACAATACAATCTAGTCCGGGGAGATTAGAAAATGAAGAATAGTATGGAAATAAACTTGATATATTTTGTTTTTCTGTTTGATCCACTATATCATCTATAGAAGAACTTATTATGCAGTCTTGAAGAGCATAAACAGATCTCATATTATCAGGGGGAATCAAATAAGAATAATTAACTTTATTATAAAACTCCTCAGAAATAATTTGTCTTCTATTTACTCTAAAGTAAGAATCATAGAATTCCTCACCAAGAATATTAGATAAGGAATACATATCAGGTTGTATTATCCAAGTATTATCTCTTGTAATAAAAAAGTATAAATCTTTATTATTTTGAAGTTGATTTCCAGTGGTTCCAGGATTATTAGAATTAGTTATTATATTACGTTGAAATCTTAATGATAATCCTGTTTTAAATAAAGTTGGATGTTCAAGAATAAAATTAATATCATTTACATAATCATCATTCAAATTATTATTTATTTCTTGTTTTATCTTTTCTGGAGTTAGTTCTGACATTACATTCAGACTCATATCCATAAACTGATAAACTCTTTCACTAGATCTTATAGCAATAAGTCTCTTGTTTTTAGGAAGATCTATAAAATCGTTTGAAATTACACACCAATCCGAATTATTATTTACATTTGGCGTTATTCCATAAGAATCCCTTAAACTTATAAAACCTATATATGGATAAATTTCTTGCCAATAGAGTTGCCAATTCTCATCAACACCAGGCATTACATTAGTTAAATATCCCGAATTATTATATCCGATACACCTATAGCACTCATAAGGATCAGAGGTCCCAATAAGAACGACATCATTAATATGATATTGTCCGATAGGGTTAAATACAGTAGATCCAGCTGGAGTAGAGCCATATCTAACAATATCACCACACCCATAACGACGATTAGGATCATACATTGGGGCAGTATTAACACTAGTTACCCTATTATTTAAATCCTGAAAGTCATCAACAGCTGCTATTTCTTGCCAGAATGAAGTATGTACTATATAAGTTAGACTTGAAGAATTTACTTCTAATGGAGTAGTAACTGGATCTCCTAATATATTTGAGGTAAACTGTGATATACATACAAAATATTTATTATCACAGCTCCACCAAGATCCATTCTCAAAACTTGGTATATTACCTTGATTTGATGATTTAAGACTCACCCACCAATTACCAAGATAATAAACTAACTGTCCGCTAGTATAAGTATCTACAGCATTCCAAACTGGAGCATTTACATTAACTGAATACTTTACTATATCACCCGGGGAATATATAGTACTGAAATTAAATGCAGAAACATTTAAAGTATTTGTGCTGGCTCTAGAAAATCTATTTACCCATTCATATTTCTGATAGGGGATTGGTAATTCTTCTGATTTTGTAGTACATTTCCAAGTTCCATTTGAATAGGGTTCTCCATCAGGTTTTAGCTTATAAATAGAATCTGATACTAATGACTGATCTATTATTATATCTCTAGTAATAGTTCTATCTTCCTCTATTGCAGTTATTGTTATTGGCCCTCTAGTTGTAGGCGCTGTTTCTGTTACTATGTGGACTTGAATCCATTGACGAAAGTCTTCACCAGTAGCATATCTAGTGTCATAATAAGAGGGACTATCATAAACACTGCTATATCCACTTTCTCCTATACCTCTAAAATAAATTCCAGAATCATTAGAACTAAGAGTATATCGACAATTAGATCTTATAATTAGCTCATATAATCCAATTCCACTAGTATTCAATGAAATGGGGTATGTAGAAAACAAAATAGTTCTTCCATACTTCATAAACCCAACATTGATTTGTGCTATATCGACTAGTAATCTCCAATTTGTTGTTGTCATTAAATCTTCGGAAATACCAGACTCTTTTATTCTAGCTATTTTTATATCAGAGAGATGAATATTTTGAGCTGTAGTTGATCTTGTAGGGTAATTTACAATTATTCTATTTTCAGGTGAGTAGCCAGGTTTTATTTCAGCTGATAAATAGCCATTATCACTCAAAAATGATACTCCGGCTGGGTACTCAATTACTTTCCATGCAGGCCTATTATCAAAGTCTGTATTTGAATCTTCTTCAGGATCACAAACCAAGTAATATGATTTACTAACCTCGCTATCTAACATTTTTATCTGATTAACCGTATTACCAGATAAATCAACCAGTTTTAATGATCCCTCTACATTTGGTTTTTGTACTAAGTATATAATAGAGAAATAATCTTTGTAACTTATCTTAGTATAAAATAAAGTAGAAACTCCATTTAAAATAGGTGCCCAATTTATTGTATCTGTATTTGTAGTTAATGCTGATAATCGAATTATGATATCTACAAAATATGTTCCATTTTCATCGGTGTAAGGACTCAGACTAAGACTTATATTAAAGAGGTTATTTATTATATCATTTTCATTAGTTATTGTTATTTGATTGACGTCTGTTATTGGTTCTAGCAGTCTTGTTCTAATAACCAAATATTCACTTCCACTAGTATCATAGGGGAACATAAAAACAGGAACTTCTCCAAATTCTTCAGTATCCTCAACGAATTTGGAGGACTTATCTAAAATAAACCAATCATCAGCTAAATCTCGTCTAACTAATTTTATTTGATTAATGGACTCTAGGATAACTGGTTTTTGTTCTTTCACATCATAATATCTTATCTTAAGACCAAAGATTCCATCAGCTCCATAACTTCCTGGATGATCATTTTTCTTATATTCAATCATCGAGGAGTAATTATTTGGAGTAAAGATATTAAATGCTTCACTAACTTCTTGTCCTAAATCATTATGTCCACTTATATAAACAATTTCCGAGCCCGGGATATCTTCTATTGAGACTTCCCCTCTAATCGTTTCTGTAATAACACCACCAAAAACTTTATATTCTATAAAATCCGCAATACCAACAATAGGAACAACACCACCATCATCTGAAAGACCAAATCTAGTATGAGGAATTGTTGTTTTTGTTAATCCTGGACAACTTATTCTTAAATTAGAGTATGTTTTATAAGTATAATTTTCAGTTATTAGTTTTCCATTCTCATCTAAAATTGGAAGATCTGTGGTGTCATTTTCAGTTGTTTTTATTCTCCAAAAAACATAGTACGTATTCTTAGAAGTTAACGCACTTTCGTTTGTGGTCAGAAAAATATTCTTTCCTGGATTTTGTCCGAATGTCTCTAAAAATATCGTATCTTCACTAGTATCAATCATTTTTATTCTAGCTTTGATACCTGAAAATTCTATATTTATTAGATTTCTTCCTAGGCTTAATGGTTCGTCTAGGTCATATAAAATAAAGGCTGGTTCGTCGCTGTTTGTACTGGAGAAGAAATAAATAGCTCCGTATTCCTGCCTTTGATCATTCTTATTTAATATATGTTCGTCAGGTATAATAACCAGAACTTTAAGTGTAGAATTTTCCTCCTCCCAAATTCCATTAGCTGGTATTTGAATGAGACTATTTTTATTTGGTGTAAAGCCTTGATCAGTTTCCCCTAACCAAGCTTCACCTATTATAACCTTACAGTCGACTCTGCTCATTAATCTGCTAAATGAGTCACTAACCTTTATATTCATAAGTATTTTAATAATTTATCATTAGTGAGGAAGAATATCAATCCATCACAAGCACCTATAATATTTGGGATTGTGTTCTCCTCTATATCATAATAATTTTTTCTGAATAGATTTAATATAGAGTCATGAACGGGATAAACTTTAAATATTCGTTCTATTTTCCCTTCATTAAAGTACGACCTATATAAATTATCCTCCTCTTCTCCATTACAAAACAAAACATCTAATCTTGAGTCTAACTCTAATTCTCCACCTCTAGTACTTCTAGCTCTTTCTGTCCAATACTCTCCTTCTCCTAAAAGATACATTAGATAATAATTATCTTCTTCAATCATAAATACTCTATCGTTTACTATAGTAAGATTTTGATAATCTGTTTCCGTTAAATAAACTCTAGTACATTGATTTACTAAGATATATAATACTTCCCCACGTAATACTCTCTTTAATATAAACCAAGATCCTATTTTTCTCACTATTTTCAAGGAGTATGTTCTCATATATGTCTTTAGGTCTAGGTATATATTAGATAGTTCTGGTACATATTGATATACAGTATCATAAACTAGCGGGGGTAATTCATAGATATTACTTTTGGGATCTAATGGGTCTATTAAGTTAGTGTATCCAGTTCTTCCTTGAACAACTATTGAATCATTATCTAAAGTATCCAATATAGTACCATCCTTACAGACTATATAATGACCACCAAAATAATCTATTTGATAATTATTTGGAATAACTCTTGAAGCAGTATCAGTTCTTAGATAATAATACGCAGTTCCAAATATATTTCGAGAAGTTAATGAGATTATACTATACTCTCCATCCTCTTTCCAGGTATATAAAGCTAAATCATCTCCGTAATATGAAAACTGGTAATGATTAAACCCTCTAACATAAGGATCTGCTTCAATAAATCTTGTAATATCTATTTTATTTAATTCTAGATCTCCCTCTTTTTGTCGGAGTAAGTAATTAGATAGATAAATATTTTTTGCTGAATTGTCTCTATTAAAGGCGGTTAAGTGTGTAGTATATTTAGAAATAGGTGTTATCTTATCAAGTTCAGATTTTATATTATTTGAAGAAGTAAAGTCCCATAAATTATCACCTACAAAAACGCGCTCCAGGCTTCCAGAATTACGAAGGGGAGCTAATGAATTTTTAAGATTAACCTCTATTCCTCCTTCTACTGTTGTTTGGAGATCTATAATTATGTTTATATTGCGTTGTTTTCCTTGGGTTCGTAAAAACTCTGTATAACCTATGGGAGAGTTATCAAAGTTGGATAGGTAAATTATAACATTAAAACCTTCAGTATGAGAATTTGAATATCTATAGTGAAATTTATTATCATCCAAATCTTTATCTAATGTTAAAGATAGTGGAGAAGAAGATACTACTTCATAAATTCTTTCAATATTATATACTGAGATTCTACTATATGCACTATTACTTGCAAACTGATACTTATTATATAATATTATTCTTTTACTCTCTATTACCGGTTTTGCTGTACCTACGACATGTGTACGATACCCTAGACTAATATCTTTAGAGGTTGCCATATGTCACTGTGCATCTACTTATTATACATTCATCTATATCAGATCTTAATGGATTTACTCTGATAGTGTTATTTAAGTATTCTATCTGTATATCATCATTTATCTCTGTAAAATAACTATTTACATCAAGAGTCGGTATATCAGAATCATTGGTGGGTAAATATTTAAAAGCTTGAAATGAAAGATCTCTAACATAAATCTGTCCAGCCTTTGAATATTCCACTGTCAAGTCTAATAAACCAGTAAGTCCTGGTTTAGCGTTATAATAGATTAACTCAGATATATTTAGAATATTTGTATAGCTATCAGAGTTATATTTTATAAGCTCTATTTCTGTAATGTCATCTATTAAATTTATAGAACTCATTGAGGAACTATAGAAGCTTATTTCATTTCTAGTATTCATATTGCTTTCATCGAATATTAAATTATACTCATTTTGTATTTCATCTATTGGTAAGTCTGATCCACAACAACTAAAATCTAATAGTGGACGAATAAAATTTCCATTATCATCTTTATAATTTTTGTCGAGATTATTCTGTTGTGTTATTATGACTGGTATCTGATTTTGTGAAGGAGATAAATCATAACAAAGTTCAGAAGAGAGGGAACCAGAGGTTCTTTTGATAAACTTAGTTCCCATTAAATTATATCCTCTTTCTTTTAGTCGTTCTGTTAACTCTGAGCAATGGATTGGTCTAAAATGAGATGACCCCTCTGTAAGGCCAATAGTATCCCCATCCTTTTTATAAGCAAGAATAGATGACTCATTACTATCTATTATAAAAAGCTTATCATTACTATTAGCTTCTTCTGAGGTTATTATGTTTAATGTATTCCTGCTCATATTCTATATCTATAATAAATATTTCGTATAGTTCCTCCATGAACTAATATCGTTCTTGTAGTATTATCTCCGCCTTCAACGGATAACCAGGTATTACTATCTATATAATACTGTCCTTCTATTTGTAAATCTATAGTAAGCGTTTGTGTTTTTAGCATGGTTGTTCCAGGAACCGGAATTTCTATAAGAAAAGTAGCTATACAAGAAGTTCCAAAATCAGAAGAACGTGTATTAGTAGCTACGAAATAACTATGTTCTGTACCTATTTTTGTTACTAGTTTAAAGGGAACCGTTGGATTTACATTGGAGATAAGGAGGGTTTCCGAAGGTATATAGGTTAGGGCATCAAAAATAGGATCTCCTGAATAAGCCCAATATATAGAACTATCACTAGGCTCTTCACCTATACAGTTAGATAAACATTTCCATTTCTTACTATTCCAAATTATTTCATCTCCAACTTGATATGTTTTATCTGATTCATAAACAATACCTATCCATTTATCAGTATCATTTGGATGTACAACAAAACAAGTATGAAGATAATCATGTAATGCCTCATCTATATTTATATAGCCGGTTCTATTTGTTGTCCACCAAGGATATACATAAAATCCAAGGTTTTCATCATAAAACTGACCGCCTTCACCTAAATTTATATCTAACCAGCCTTTAGTGTTTTGAACTACATACCAATTCATCTCTCCACCTTCTTGAGTTTTTGCTCTAACTTTTCCCAAGTTAAAAGCATCTGGAAGATCATGGTATGAGGTAAATATATAATCACCAGGTATTACACTTGGGTATTCACTATCATCTTCAGGAGGATTTCCTAAAGCCCAATAGTTTCCATTTATGTAATAGTGTTCAATGTCATCTATTACTTTCTTACAAATAACACGTATGGATAGATTTGGATAAGTCATAAGATCTGCTAATCCTATATCAGAACCAGTAATATCCAATCCTTCCGCCATATTATCTTCCCCAAGAACCCCTAGAACTTGTGTAAGAGGACCTTCTCCTGTAACCCAACCAGCAGTTCCTTTCCGTGTAATCTCTTTATTATAAGCTAATTTATATTCTCTTGGGAAAGTATGGTCTGCCGTATATTTTATTAATGTAGTTGGAAAATAGAATTTACTTATGTTGCTTAATAATGATCCATTACTTACAGAGGAAGCAAGACTCTCACGATTTGGAGATGTCGTACCTAAATCTACTACTGTTCCATTTCCATATCTATAATAATTTGTACCATCAGTAACTATTATATTAAAACTTGGTAAGAAACTAGAAAGAACTTGATTTAAATCTTCTATACTATTTACTGATAATATACTTGGAAGATTTGAAGAGATTTCATTAAATCTAGTATCCGGTATTAAGGATAATGGAGTATGATTATAAACATCATTATAAGTATCTATCAATGTTGAAAAGCTACCAGTAGAAGAAGTTAAGAAAAAATATCCACTAGACTCTTTAAGAATTAGATCAGTACTAGAATTTACATTATCATAGTAATAAGTTCCTGGCAATGAACTTTTATCAGTTCCTCTATAATTATAATTACTAAGTAAAGAGCTATCTGTAATATAATAATTGTAATCAGTCGTTGAATCAGACCCAATTCTAGCAACTAATTTTATTAACTCTCCTTTAAAATCACTAATTTCAAGACTACATAAGCCTAACCAATTACTCGGTATTGTTGTTGAATTACTAAATGATATATTCTCCGGTAATATATTAGACAAGATATTACTATTAGATATTATAGGATTATGCTCGTCTATTCCCTGATAAATTTTAGTCTCAACAAAAAACTCATTATCATCATCAGTCTTACTACATAATTTTATAAAAACACTAAGTTCTGAAGTAAATAATTGACTAAAATAATCTATACCAAGAGAACCTGATATGGCACTTTCTATGTTTACTTCATTTATAGAACTACCAATCATTCCCATAAAAGAATTAATATCCATATCAGTACCATATAGATGATTACTAATCTGATCTAAGAAACGAGTGGCTATTGATCCATCCAAGTCTAGATTCCCTTCATCACTAGCTCTCATCAAATAACATAAATTTTCACTAAAATTGAAGAAAGCATAATAAGAGTTTTCTACTGAGAAAGCATCACCACCATCTAAGCTAAGATGTCTTCCTTCATCACTGATTTCAATAGTTGGATAGATAATACAAAACATACCAGTAAATGGTGTGATCGTAGGTACAGTTGCTCCCCCTAAGGTTGGGTCATTATTTATATAAGCATCGAAATGAAAATAATCACGATTAAAACCTATAACAGAAAATTCCTGATTAGTAGTATTTATTATAGTAGGAATATCCTCTTCATTAAAAATATCTATAAATGAAGGTATATAATTATCAACATCTACAGAAGACCCAACAGAATCCCAATAAGAAGTATCACTTATTGATGGAAATGGTTTATTAGATGTCTGAATACATCTATATAGTTGTCCTGGATTAGCAGGATCAAATACTATAGAACCAACATTATATTTAACATCAGTAAGATATACTGTTGGACCCATACCCAGATAATTCCAGATTGAAACCCTACTATTATTATATCCACTCTTCAAATCATCTACTATAAGTTTATCATCAAAATATATGTATTCTTGACTATTTAATAATTGAAGATCTCCGGGATTAGTTGATACATCTCGGGTGACTCTATGTGATAAACTACCATTAAACTCTTCAACATTATAACTACAATAAGGACGAAGGAAACATACAGGCTCTCCTAACATCGAAATATATGTAATATATGGTGCTATAGTGCAGTAATTCCCTCGTGTTTCACTTATACAACCTGTTTCCACTAACCATGGATTGCCTGTCGCATGTAATAGAGAAGAGGATGATTTTATGAGATTTTCATTAAATAAAAGATCTTCATAAAAAACTTTAGTTATCTTTGAACTTAACTCAGAGTTTTCTATTAAGCTGCTTCCTATAGTCCACTCTTGAGTTACAGGAATAAATTTAGAGACGCTTAGATCATTTGTCACAGCATCTTTTACTATAACTGTGTATGGAAAATCTGGACTTAGTAATAATAAGTTATTATATTCTTCATGTGTTACCTCAAAAACATTAGATAATTCATTAACCCCAAAATCATTAAGTACATCATCAAGAGTTTTTCCATGTACCCAACCGTTTCTATCTCCAGCTACATGATAAGAATAGGTATAGTTAGTTCTATTACCGACTTTAATAACAGAATTAACCATAATTGCTTTAGGATTTAAACGAGTATTTGCAAAAGATTGAGAACTCACTAAAGTAATGGCATCACTAAGAGTACTAATTCTAAGTGAGTTTAATAATTCCCCCTCACTACTTCTTATGTATTGCCAAGAACTATGCATCCTAACGTTAACTCCTGCCTCTAAGTCATACTCTGTACCATCCGTCACATCCCTACTTTCTACTAGATCCATTTCTACTTCTCTATTACAAAAAGTACCTGTAAGTTGTTGACGAGTGGCTTCTAATTCTTGTAATTTTTTAGCATAGAATGATCTAATACTATTAAGCTGCTTTAATACTGTTCTAGAGTTATTTTCGTAATTACTAACCCAACCAGTAATATTATTATAGGCCCAATCTCCGTCATATTCTCTCCAATACCCATCTTCTCCTGGTGTATGTCCTGAATTATCTGAAAAATTAGATATCCAAGCTGACCTATTATAAAAAGTTACTTCATTAAATCCGTAAACCCGTGAAGAAGAGTATGGTAGTGTGTTTATGCCAGAACCCTCAGCCCACCTATACTTTACGCTCCCTATAACAGGATCAATTATTTCTTGTATTCGAATTCTTTTATTTCCCGCACTTGAATCTATGTAGGTATATTGCTTTACTAAAACACTTTCTATTTCAGAGTTTCTATCAACTAATGTAGCAATCTCAGATAAAGATCTAGAAACATTAAACATTCCATTATTTAGGTCCGGGGATTTCATTATCGCATTTAGAATTTTACCATTTTCTATATTTGCTAATGATCCCCCTATAGAATATTCAAGAATCTCATCTCCATTATCATCAAATCCATTAGAAGAAACATAATTAGTAATAATACCACTCTCATTTACTCCGAAAAAAGTATTTTGTAAAATTTCATTAAGAACATTACCAGAAATGTACTTATCTTCATGGTATGGTATATATGCATACTCAAATCCGGTAGCTGGAGTTCCTACTTTATATGCATCTCCCTCATGAATAGATCTAGGAAGAGCATTTCTATCCGTAACTACATTTTCTATCGGAAATGTTCCAGGTTCCATTCCTAAAGCAATCTCTACCTCCTGTGCAGAATTCTTAAACTCCCAAGAAAGCCTACCATTCACATAATTGTAATACTCTTTTGCCGTAGAAACTTTATCTCCAGGATATATCTTAAAATTACCCGTCGAATCTTTGGCAGGATCTATCCCTTTTACAGTAAAATTCTGTTGATTGGTTGGATTTGCCGCAGTACAGATATAAATACTATCTCCGGACACTACAAAATCTCCACGCTCATATTCTACATCTTGTGAATAAATAAAAATTCCTTGAACATGTGTATTATTTATTATCATACTTTTATCATTATATTAATATCATGTATTATATTTGTGAAGATAATACTATATATCCTCGTTGTTGGATCATATGATAGAGTACCTATATCTACACCCAACACAGTTTGAGTAGAACCATTTTGAATAACTACTGCACTCTGATCTTCTATTTCTATTTCAAGATGATCAACTACTGTCTGATCTGAATATGGCATGAAATAGAATGTATGAGTTCCACCATAAGGTATACTAACCATATTATCCTCAAGATCAAAGTAAGTATATCCTTCAATACAACTAACTATCATCTCATTCTTAGATATATAGAATGTATATGTAGCCTCTGAGAAGTAAATATAATCTACTATTTTATTTCCAATGACCTCTAGCTCTTTCTCTCTAGTCACTCCATATCTATCTTTATACACTGAAACAACACGAGAGAATTTATTATTTAATAATTCACTCACTGGCATTATTTCTATAGTATCTCTCGGAGTTACTAAGATATTATTTGAATTTATAACCTGATTATTTAACTTTAGCTGAATACCCTCATTATTAAACCTATTACTCCATGTCATATAAGGATATAATGTTCCTCCATAATATCCCTGAAGTGTAATATTTGTTGTAGTTGTTCTAAAGTTAAAAATCAATCTACCAGTTTCTATAATATCATCATAACTACTAGATGGTATTGTTATTGTCTTTTTATCTAATGAACCATCAAGAACTGGTATACTAGATATAGATATTGAGGTATTAGGAAGATATGTATTATTATCTGCAGAACATACTTTATCTACGGATTCAAGAGCATAACCTAGATTCTCATATACAACAAAATTTTTTTCTGTTGTCGAAGTATCTATTCTTACTTGTCCACCGGGTATTACTCGCCCAGCACCAGAAGGATTAATTATGATATTTATCCTGGAAGTAAACATATCTTCAGTACTTTCTGCTATGATCCATTTTTTTGATATATCTGGTCTTCCTCCAATATTATCATCACACAAACTCTCCCAGATTAAGTTATTATATAATACTCTATCTCCCAATCTATAGGAACAATATGGAGAAAATCGTTGTAATTTTTCTTCCCATTCACAGCCTTCTTCTCCAGGAATTGTTGTATTATTATCTGAAACTGATTCCCAAAGTTTTCCATGATATCTAACTTTATCCCCACTAGAATAACTTAGATTACTATTAAATGGACTCAGATCAAACAACTGTAATTTTCTTGAGAGTATGGGGTGAGTATCTACTTTGGCAGTACTTAATATAGTATTACTTCTACCATCTAGTAATATTCCACTTTTATCATTAATTATCTTAGTATTATTCTTTGTAGACCAAAATTCATCGTTACGTAGACTATATTTCCATTTATTTCTCTCTGGATTTACTTTATCAGAACTCCAGGAATTATAGGAAAGATTAATATCTAAAAGCTTTCCAGAATCTGTAATAACTAACCACAAAACCTTATCAGACTCTATCTCATCTAAACCCCTAAAATAATCTTTGGGATCTGCTAACATTCTATATCCATTATCCCAAATACCAGGATCTACTAAGTACTGTCCCGGATCATTATTACTCCACCTATAATCTGGACCTAAATATATACTAAGAACGGGTTTTTCTGTACTATCTGTATTCTGTTCACATAATAATCGATAGTCATAATCAACTCCTATAATATTAAGATCCGTTTTTGTACCTTCATATAACTCTACTTTTCTTATGCCCCTAGGAACTGGAAATAAAAACAATGTATAAGTTCCTATAATAGTCGTTCCAAAATATTTTATCTCCCTATTTATTTCGTCTGTCTCTAATAAGGTGGGGAATAAAATATCTTCAATCTTAGTTAATTCTCCTACATTTAAACCTATGAGATCTTTTGAAGCATTATCTAAGAATCCTATCTTTAATTTATCATTGAACTTATACTTATCTACCAAGAAGGAAAAATCATATTCTGCAAAATCTCTTAATAATATTTTAGACTTTGAACCATGATATAATACGTCCTGATATCTATATCCCGATACTGGAATATTGGCTGGATTTAGGTATAGAAGCTCGGGGGTTGAAAATGCATAATATCTCTGAGCATCTACAGTAAAATAACCAATCTTGTCTGTGGTTATAAAATTTAAGGGGCTCTCAAGATCATTAGGCATCTCAACATCCCCGTAATTATTATACCTAGTTTCTTCCAGCCAAAAATTAGTATCATAGATCCATCCTGGAAAAAATTTATTACCTCTGTTATAATATAAAGCAGTTCCTATATCAGAAAAGTCAGTACTATTAATTACTAGCTTCATATTCTACTTCGTATTCTTTGTAGCATATAACATCAGCCGCTACATAATTTGTTATTTCATCTTTTATAGTGAGACCTAATTGACCTACATTTGTTATTAGATCTTCGAATAATAAAAGAGCTCCTAAAAAATTAACTAATGAGGTATAAAAATGCTCCTCATCAGTCAACACTATATTTCCAAAAGTGATATTTATGTACTGCCCTGTATATACCGGATCTCCTTGTATATCTAGAAAATCATTTAGGTACTTTTTCATGTAATCAAATACCTTCTTCGTTCCTTTAACAGCAGTAAACATTCTACTTATGTAGTTAACTATATCATCATAAGTATCACCTAATACTTCCTCATCTAAACACATCCCTACAAAATACTTTACCGGATCTCTCTTTAATGATTCTTTATAGTCCTCTAAACTATCCTTCTCTTTAATATTATAACCACCTCTATAGTATCCGTTATAAATATCAACGAATTGAGAGATAACTGGTATTTCTCTTAGGTATACGGGAACATAAATATTCATGATACAGTCCTCACTATAGAATTAATAATAAAGTCTATGTCAAAATAAGTACTATCTATATTCTCATAGATTTTACCTATATTATCTTGTGGTACCTCTTCCCCAGCTTGATCTATATAAGTAATATTAAAATCACTGACCTTGTTTACATTTGATATTTTTGATATTAATGTCTTTATTCCCTCTTTTTCCTCTTCTAGATTAATACAGAACTTTTTACCATAAGACAATAATATCTTAGCTACATCCAAATCTACACTCTCATTTTCATATAGATCTAAATCTACAGTTATAACAGCAGTGTACATTTTTCCGGGTTCTACAGTAATTTGATCCGTCACATAATAAGCTCTCCGTTCATCTACAAATTTTGATATTTCTGCAGAAGTTAATGGATTTCTAGGGTCACATGGAACATAGTAGATTATAATATCTGATTGCTCTGTAGTATAGTTAAACTCAAAGTTCGTACTCTTTACTTTTTCTGGATACATCTCTTCAAGTACAACTCCTACATCAGAATTAGAACGGAGAATAGTATTTACAAAACGATCTTTATATGCCTTATAATGTATCGTATCTATGGAATCTCTAGAAGTTCCATCCATTATTACAACACCCCTTGCTACTTCATCTACCCCATTCCACTTATTATCCTTAAACTCTACCATCTCAGCACCTCGTAAGTTTATACTCTTAAGCTCTGAAGTAGAATAATCAGAAAGTCTAGAATATCTAAAATAAGATGCTAGGATTGATGTACTAGGATCCATTCCTCCAGTATAAAGACGAGATCCAAACGAAGTTAGTGTAAGATCAAATAAGTAACCCCTAAGAATGTGCTGTGAAAATTCTCTAGTAACTTCTGATAAGGTACCATTTACTGATACATACATATCATTACTCAAATTTTCTTCAATACAATCTACATAATAGGGATTAGTAGAGGTTAATGTCCATGATGCTCTGACAATATCTGGTGCTAATAATCCTATAATAGTTAGGGTATCATCACCTGGAGAAGTTGTTTTTCCGCCATAAATACACTTTCCACCACCAAGCTCAGAGGAAACATACTCCATCCCTAAAGCATTAGATGTATTATCCTCCGAATCTTCTGGAACTATATACCCAAGATAATAGATACTAAAATTATTACTGCTTATTATCTTATCAAAAGGGACAAAATTAAAATACTTCCTCGGATTGATATGAAGAATGACTCTTGGACACTGACCACGATATACAGAATACATCTCATTCATACAAAGTTGAATCTTAGAATTAATTAATGTTGCCTTTTCTAAAGATGATTCTTGTGCATAAATAATATTCTCATTCTCCTCAATATAGGAAGCATAAGAGAGAAGCTGAACTATCATTTCTACACTATCTCCGCGTAGTCCTAAATTAGTTGCTATCTCCCTGTAAATATCTTTATAAGTTTGTAATGATCTCATACAATATTATTTTCATTATAAAGGTTAATATAAATTTCGTCTGAGATACGATTCACTTTTATTACTATCTTTACTTTTTCCTCTGATATAATCTCTAAAGATACCAAAGACATAGTAATTCCTGTAGTAAAACGATCCTGTAATTTTTTAATAAGCTGATTTATCCTAGTAGTTAAAACTTCGGGAATATCAGCTTTTTTTGTATCTCCTAGGTTAAAATTAAACCCAAGACCAGATGCTCCCGGAATATCACCAGGAAAAACTTTAAGGTGAAGCTTAAATAAATCTAGAACATAATATTCTACACTATCTGTTGCTTGACCACTAGATAATAAATATTTTTTCATATAATATTATGAAATTAAATGAGAAAAGCTCTTCAACCCTCTCATGTACTATAATAAATACTAATATAAGGAAATTAATCCTTTATGATTGCATTTTTTAAATTTTAAAAAATCAATATAGAACTGATCTATTAGATTTTTTCCAACCTCAAAATTAATTCCCTTAGCTTCTAGCATTAACTCAATTCCACCACCAAAACTAGACAAATCCCCTCTATAACAAAAAATATCCATTAAGTTTTTCTTTCTTATGCCTATATAAGAAGATACACCTAAGATTGAATACCTTGGGGGAGTTACCTCTATTACTAGTATATAATTAATATCATTAGATCTAAAATTAATTCTTTGATCTAATGGAATATTTTTTAATAAACTATTTATATTATCTCCTAATTTAAAATTCTTCTTATAATTTACTATTAAATGTTGATGATATAATCTATAGTTATGATCACTTAAATAACAATAAATATTACAAGGGTTTTTAAAATAGGAAGGCATGTTTGTAAAAAATACTATGTTATCTAAATTATAACTATCAAATCGTATATTAATACTCAAACCCTCAATCAACTCTAAATAAAGATCCCCCTTTCTTAGAGTTAGTTTTTTCCTATTACCTTTAGATAACTTGTCTATCTTTTTAATTAAGATTATTACGTTCTTTAACCTTTTAACTATCCCTATTGTTTCTCTAAGCATAATAAGGCTATTATCACTGGTATAAGCTTTTCTAGTCGGTCAGGTTGTGAAGAAATATTTACCCTTTTTGTCAGAACCTCACCAGAAATGGGAGATAGATTAGCAGTGTAAACATAAAATCCTGATACCGATTTATAATCCGACAGAGAAACCCTAAAATTAATCCTTAAGGCATTATATTGGGTATAAAAACACACGAAACCATTCTTACTTATACTAACTGAGATAGCGGATGACGGCGGAAATATGGGAGTAATAGAATCAAATAACCCATCTAATTATTTCGACTTCTTCTTTAAGTGAAACTCCTTATATAACATAATACTTTGAGACAAAACGTGATAAGATTCAAGGGCAATACAATGAACCGAGGCCAGTAATTCATGCTCATCATCATATTGACCAATTTCTCAAGAAAACGTAGATCTATTCTACAAGTTATATGTATGTTCCTGATAATCTGTATAATTAGGATATGTCGTCGAGTATTAATAATTCTTAGTCGCGTTATCTCCGGACAACACTTAGCTATTATATAAATCAAATCCTCTAAGTATCCAAAGTTTTTCTTTAAGGGTAATAAACAAGTCACCTGTTTCTTTGGTAAAACCTCATAAATCTTCCTCAGATTCATATAATATGTTTCCATGCTAACAGTTTTTCAATCTCATCGAAAGCTTCAGACAAAGAATGAAATCGATGAGAACTACCAAAACAAGAAACAAAGAAAATATTTACGTCGGGATAATAAGGAACTAATAATGAAAGCATATCCGATCCGTCATAATCTGGACCAAATACTAACTTTAACGTAGCTACATTACCAATCACCTCTACTATTTCTAAGTTACGTTGTTGTAGTTGTTCATTAATCCTATCTAAAAACTTCCATCTCTTCTTTACGGAGACAAAGTTATAAATATTTGTCATGATATGGTTATTCCAATACCACCTCCCATAAACATAATACGGGATAGTGAATTTTCATTTTCTTTTTCTTCTTTTCTTACATTTACCTTTTGAAAATGCTTATTCATTTCACAAAGGGCTTTATCTAGTTCATTAAAAAATTTGTAAGTTGAAGCTGGAAGTACTTTAAAAAACTCTATACTTATCCCCTGTTCTGTGACCCAAGGATATGGAATTCGTAAAATACCAATAAAACAATGTAAAGAAATGTGAGTCTTGTATGCTATCCCAGCATAAAAATCTAGATTTGGATACTTGCTTAGATGTTCATTCACCTCATCAAAGAACTTAATCTTATATACTTTCTTCTTTCTAAATAATGAATAAATATCTGTCATATTATACAGGAATAGCATCTAGGGCCGTTTTTACTCCGGCAAGGGATGTTATTACGGCTATTATAGAATCAGGAAGTTCTATATTCAGGAACACACAAGAATTTAATATCTGTGTGGCTTGGGAGGTTAATGTTCCTATTTGTGCTTTTATTCCTGAGATTAAGCTAGGAACACAATTTAAGGTTACAGGATTTGCAGCTACTGTGGTTATTTGGGCTACTATTGAACCTACTAATGTCGGAACAGTAGTCATAAAGGAGGTTAGATTTGATTTTAAGTTATTTATTTCTACATCAACCTGCGCACCCATAAAACTGTTAGCCGATTGTTGAGCCATGGAAGTTAAATTATTATCCCAAGCTTGAACTTTACTTGTGTATTCCTCTAACGTTTCCTCCCCTCGTGTCGGCATTTGTATACTTTTCCCTAACAAACCCTTCATTATAGTGATTTTGTCAGGAATTATAGCACTTATATCAATTCCTACTGGCGGAGAATTTAATATATCTAATACACTTTTAATTTTTTCTATATTTGCCATATTACATTTATAATATCTTTAATTCCAATCCCCACCCAAGGAATATCATTACCGTTATAATCTGTGAATCTGAATAAAACTTCTTTGGGGGCTGTATCAAATCGTATCTCAGTGTAAATTCGGTTATATTTGTCAAACCTTTTTCCTTTTATCACAAAACAATGATCTTCTGGTATTATTCTAAGATAACGTGTGTGGAAAGGAGGAAATACACCCAACGCATAGATCAGTTTTATAATTACCTGCTCTTCTGTCAAACCTTTCTCCTTTACTAGTTTTTTGATGAAGGATTTTATGGTTCGGGTTAATATTTTTTGTTGCTTAAGGAGTACACGGAATAAGACCTTCGATGTTAAGAAAACCGTGACCTCAGTGTATAACTTAACCCTCCAAAGATCAGGCTTATTTTCTATTCTTTCTACCCCTATAATTCTTGGTATTTTTCCCACTTAGTATTGATTCTGGTTTTCTGTATGGTGCGTTCTTTCTCATTCTGTCTTTTCTTTCCCGGAGCTCTTTATCGTTTAAATAATCTCCCTCAGTAGTTTCATGACCAAAACAGGAATCTAAAACTACTCGCATTAGATGTACTGCCTTTCCAGATATTATATATTTTTGAGGAGGATATATTCTATAATTCAACCTATGCTCCTCCGTGATCTTTTTAGAAAACGTGTGGTATTTTCTAAGTCTAGAATAATCCCCTAAATAATGAGTTTCACCTCCAGCTGGACCATCAGATATTAAAAAGCCATTATGGATATCCCTCTTTAGTGCCTCTAATCTATTTCGATCTGGAGTTCCCTTCATACCTAATTTAGAAATGTCATTATTATACTTCCTTGAAACTTCAATACTTAATTTAGAGGGCCCCAATTCTTTTACTAGTTCTGGATCATCCAATAAAAAAGGATAATCAGTGAACTCATCCCTCCTAAATAACTTTTCTCTAAATATTATCACCTCAATCTCCTTTTTATTAAATATCTCTTTTTTTCTTTATTTGAAAAAGACTTAGATACTAATTTTTTAAATCCATCATTAATTCTTTTTCTCATTACTGGAGTTATATCATAAATTCCTTCTATCATGGTCTCAATTCTTTCTCCAGTTTCAGCGTCAATTAAAACAGTTCTCTTCATTATGATCTATTTTTTTTGTTATTATGTCGCTTATTTAAATGACGACTCTTATGTAATTCTCTATGTTCTGATAATATGGCTTTTCTGGTGTGTATACAAATTTCCCCTGTCAGAATATCACCAGTCTCAGGATCAATAATTGTCATAGTTTTCATATTAATTTCTTTTTATTTAACTTTTCTTGTACGTACTTTGCTCAACCTTATTAGAAAATGTCTTTTGTCTAGCAATCTTTCGGTACTTTTCAACTTCTCTCTCATCGGCTTTAGTCGGTTTATATACCTCAATTACATCTTCGAGAATTATCTTCTCTCCATTAATTATCCATTCTTCTCTGTGTCCCATATTATATTAGTTTATTTGTTTATTATTTTTAATTAAATACCTCTTCTTTTCGGAATTTGAGAAAGTTTTTAGATAATTCCTAAGGTACTTTCTACGTACTTCCTTCAATTGTTCTGCGGTCATCTCATTAACCCCATCAATATTGGCAGTAATAACTTCTCCTGTATCATCTATAGTAAATGTCTTTTTCATATCAATAATTGTTATTATGTTGTTATTTATTTATTAGATATCGCTTTTTCTCAGAATTAGAAAAATATCTTGTCTTATTTCTTCTACCCCATCTTTTTGCTTCCTTCAATTGTTCAGCAGTCAAACTACTTACGCTATCAATATCAGCTGTAATAACCTCACCAGTTCGTTCTATAATAAATGTCTCTTTCATATCAATAATTGTTATTATGTTGTTTATTTATTAGGTATCGTTTCTTTTTCGGGGTTTGAAAAGAGACGTAATCTAGCTTTCTTCCTTGCTTGTTCAACTTTCTTTCTATCTTCTTCAGAAAGCTCATAATCACCTTCTACATCGGCAACAATTTTTTCTCCGGTGTCTTTAATATAATAAGTCTTAATCATTTTTTTATTATTATGTTGTTTATTTATTGGGTCTCGGAATTTGAAAAAAAACCTCATACGATAATGTTTCTCATTTTCTCTCAATCTCTTTTTTACTTGCTCCGGAGATAAGTGAGTTATACTCTCAATATTGGCAGTAATAACCTCACCAGTTTCTTTAATAGTAAATATCTTCTTCATTATGTTCCTAGTATTTCTGTTGTAGTTTGAGGAAGACCGGTGGCAGGACATACAGGGATAGCACAAAAACATCCCATACCTGTCGGAGTTCCAGATCCATTCACTTGTAGCATTCCTCCGGTGATCTTTACCTCTGGACTCTTAATCTCACACTTAGTACTTGATTCTACTTTTACCTCTCCCTTACTTTTTACACTAGTTGATCCATTTTTTATATTTATATCTGTATTACCATCTATAACTAAATCTACTTTTCCTTCAGTCTTAATCTCTATATTACCCGAAGAATCTAATTTTAAGTAGCTGGTTAAGGTCGGTCTATCATCTTCCTTATACTCTTTATCTTTATCAAATATACCAACCGTTATATAGTCAGGAGTTATATCAACCATTTTACCGGCTGATCTAAACCCTATAAAATCATTCTCTTTCAATTTTTCATAGATCCAATATGAATTTAATACAGGATCTAAACTCGTAAGTAATATGGCATCCCCCGGCTTTGGTTCATCTAATTCACCTCTCTTAGGAAAAGCTCTTATTCCTTCTATCACTCCAGGAATATCAGCCTCTATAATACCGTACTCTTTTGTTAGGTTATCATCTTCTATTACTCTGTTGACAACCCCTAAATAATATGTTTTATTATTTTCCATATCTAACTAAATAACTCTTCATAGTACTCCTCTGTCTGACCAATAAGATCATCCTCTGTTACTATTTTTCTTTCATATCCACATTTAATACTTCCCTGTGACTTAGCATATCTGGCTAATTCATACTTTTGAGCATTAGTTATGGGAACTTCAGGGCTAACACAATAACCAGAATATAAACATAAACCAGAATGAAACTTAATCCATCCCCTCCTATCAAGCTCCCAGTCTATATTCTCCTTCGGCCTAGCCCATCCATAAAGATCATGAATTCTATCAGCAAGTTGTATATGTAAAAACTGACTAGATTCTCCACAAACAGCATAAACTTTACCTTCCGGAGATATATAACCCGCATCCCATCCCTTAGTAATATCTACTGGCCTCAAAAACTCTAATTCTGTTTTTAATACTTTTTCTTTATTTAAATGACTAATAATACTATCGTTATTATCATCTAAATCTACCGTTTTATATACAGAAAGAAGGGTTTTTAGACGATCTTCATTAGACTTATAATCACCAATGTACAATAACAACATATTTCCATTGTACGATAGATTTTGAAGGGCTATTAATCTATCTTTATCTCCTCCATATTGCTCAAAAATCCAGGAAACACAAGGTATAAGTTTGGAGGTGGATTGAAGGAATGTATCGAAATTAGACAATAAACCTAATAATTCTATCTGAATGTTTTCACTTTCTAATATATCCCTCTGATTCCATAAACTTAATAATTCCTCTAATCCTAATGTACAATATCCATTCCAAGTATAGCCTAAATCTACAGTATCAGGAATATTATAAAGCTTCTTAAAAAGATCTTCTGAAAAGGTCTCTACTTTCTGTGTACCTCCCTTATATAACTCATTCTTTATAATACCTATCAGATTTAACCCGTACTCTAATGATTCGGATAACTTAGTGTTAGCCCACTTACTCCAAGAGATAGGATTAGGATAAGACCTATTTACTTCTGGGTCAAGAGAATTATAATCTACTATATAACAGGTTTCTTTGTCTTCACCTACTACTATAACTTTATTTCCAGATAATAAATCAAGTGCATATTCTGGTGGTGCTCCTGATTGAGAAAAAACCTTATAAGCACTCTCTGGATCATACCCCACTATTATATGCTCTCTTGATATTTCACTTAATAATCTACCAAAACCTTTTCCAAGCTTAAAATGTAAAGTATCTTCCATTATTTAGTAGTTCTTTTTTGAAATTTTTTGAAAATAGTAAATACCCAGGTTCGTTTCTGAATACGAATTCATAATAATGCCCCGTTACATCACACACATAATTAAAATAACGTGCAGGTAAACCAACCTCAGTATAATTACATTGTTCTAAAAGATAAGAAATACTAGATTCAATACAGTGTGGGTTAATTAAATTTGGTGACATACAAATATCTTCATTAGCTTCACATATTTCAGTAATAGTTGCTATCCTCCCTGTTTCAGGATTATACAGGGGGTATTTGTAATAGATATAAGATATTCCACCCATTGACCTTACTAATAATATCCTCTCATCCACAGATAATCTATTATTCTTAAATATCTTCCCTAGTTTTTTTGGTATAAATACTTCATACATGTTTTTCAAATATTACTATATAATTTATTGACCTGTAATATGTGGTTTATATAACTGTCTTCCACCTAAATAATGTCCCATCATTTAATGCAATTCGTTCAGTAGTTATATATGATAAAGAAAACCACTCACAAATCCATCCTGAAACATAAACTTCAACCCCCTTACACATAAAATATTCTATAAATGAGGAAATAGACTTAGAGCAGAGACTAGAGTAATATACAACAGAAAAAGAATCCCTTACATAATCCCTTACATCCGTAATCTCATTTCCCTCAAAAACTTTTATCTCAGAAACAGTTATACTCCTCTTATCAGAATCCATATCATATAGAATAGAGAAGGTCGTTGGTATTATATCAAGAACTGAAATTGGTGTTATATCTATATCAGGAACTGAAAAAAGAGCAATCCTTTTACCTCTAAAAAATTTCTTTATAATGATAAAAGAAGAATAAAACCAAACTATTTTCATAATTCCTCTATATGACCCCCAATAACCATAAAACTATTACTAGGGATGAAGGAAGATAGGCCAAATCTAATGCCATGGCTAGTAATTGCCGTAATGTTGCTTTTTGCGCTAACTTTACAAAATTTATTAACGCCACTAAAAAAACAATGGCTAAAATTATAACTATAATATATTTCATTTCATCAATTATAAGGCTTTACTCCTTTAAGCTTATTATTTCAAATCCGTGTACCTTTTTGCCGGTTTCTTTTTCTATAAACTGACAGGAACGTAAATTAAAGTATTCTTCAAGATCAGTGGCTTTAGGGGTTTTTGTTATATTATTCTCTTCATAAAACTTTCTTAACATCTCTTTTATCGTGGCTTTTGAATATTTTTGTCCTATAGAAAAGAGAGAAATAATATGACTAGAAAATCCAGATAAATCCATATTTCTTCGTTCTATGTAAGAAACAATTTCAGACTCTTGATACTTCATACTACCAATTGCTTCAAACCCTATTAAATTTATATAGTTTTGGTAGGTTAGGGGAATGATATTTTGTAAATAAGGGCCATAAATAGAAAAGAAGTTTGGATACTTTTTATTAATATCACATAACATCTTCATTCTTCTTACAAAATTATTATCATTATCAAAGTTTTCAAGAAGATATTGATACTCCTCTTTCATTTTATCAGACTCTTTAATGTCTACAACCTCATTTCCCAAAGATTCTATACCTCTTCTAATCGTAATGTCATCTTGATATTCTTTTCTGGAAACATCATAAGCTCTTTGATCTGCTACTTTAACTAGATAATTGAATGTTGCTTTCCCTGTCCTTGAAGAAACACCAAGATAATCCTTTTGATAAAGATTCTTAGATTCAGCAGCTTTTTCTGCCCATAACTCTTTTTCTTTATCAGACATCTTAGCATATCCCTTCAACATTTCTAACGTCTTCTCTTCTTTTTCTCTAACCTTCTCATCATTGGATAACTTACTCTCATTAATAACGGCCATTTTCTTTGTTTCCGCTCTGTAGAGTAATAGCGCCTCTGATCTAAACACATTCTCTTTTAATCTCTGCCGACCAAGAATCTGGGGAAGATCTAAAGAAATATCGACGGTAAGAGTTTGAATGTTACAGTCAGAACAAATAACAGTATAAGCACTAGTAGAATAAAAATCTGCTCCAAGATAAGTCGTCCGTGTACAAAGAGTAAACATCTTATGTGGTTGTCCTTCTAATGGAACAGTACCTATAGTATGCTTTACTTTCTTTAATAGTTTTATATTTCTTACGGTTCCAGCACAGACGATATTAGTTTCCTCCGGAGTGAGATTGCATTTCTTTATTATATCACAGATAGATTTAATAGAATTAACAAAAATAACTAACTCCTTTGAATATTTTACTGTACCATCTGATAATACCTTTTCTTTACCTTTACCATTTCTATAATCTTCTACTACCTCACTTATTCTTTTATTAATACTTCCAACTATTTCTCTTTCTATTCTCACACTCTCGACTCTTGAGGAATCCCAGATAAGTTTTTTTACAGGAAGATCTCTGAAATAATCTAATTTAATAAGATACCTTTCTAACATTGGCGTAGCAGAAAGATATAATACATTCTCACATAACTTTAAATCCTCTACAAAATCTAATTCTACGGTGGCTTTAAAAGTTGCATCCATAAAAATTGACTGAAACTCATCAACGACAATCGCAAATGGAGATGTAGTAGTATAAACCTCTTTTAAAACATCTAGAACATGGTGTAAAGAATCATAAGTAACGATAATTTTAAAGGGGTTGTTAATGGGGTTTGTAGTAGAGAGATATCCTCTAAGAAGATCTTTGATCGTTTTAAGATATTCTTCTCTTTCTTGCATTCCTACGTCTTTGAGATTTTCTTGTACTTGAGCTACGGTAAAAGTGTTGGCTGGAACTTTACCAAATGGCGTATTAATTTCATTATCACTATCAAACCCAATACTACTTTCATAGTCATTCTTAAAATAATATACTTCTCTTAATCCTTTCTTTCTCCCTTCTTCACTATTATGTTGTTTTTCTTTGTTTTCCAATAACACCTTTCTTGGAGAACATAAAATAGTAGGAATATTGTTATTTAAACAATATTCAGTAAAACCACATCCACAAATAGTTTTATCGAGAATAATATGTCCCAGAGGATAATTAAATTCTTTCCACTCACTTATATATTCAATCTCCTTAGGAACATTAATTGGGATAACATTCATCTTTTTTTCTTCATTATCCACACTCAAATAATCATTATTAATTTCTTTCATATTTAATAATTTTAACAATTAATCCCACTGAAGGACGCCAGGTAAAGGGCGCCTTCAGTTCATTTATTAGGATTATACGTCATTATAAGTGTGAAATAACTATTTTAAACTCTATTTTTTCTAGCCCACTATAATAAGTACCTTTGTTATAGAAAATGGTTACTTTTCTAATCTCCCCAAAAATCAATAGGGGTCTCATTCTAAGATTCTTTCTTTCCTCCTCCGTTAAGAAAAATCCGTTAAGAACCGAGGGACAGCCGAGGTTTAGGATTTTTTAGGAGGAGATAGAAAGTGAGTGAGAGAAGGGGTTCAATTCGTTAGAATTGTGGCCACGGGAAGGCCTTCTCTCACCTTATCTTTACCCGCCCCTTTTCCACTTCTTTTTTTTTAGATTCCAGGGTCCACATTAAAGGGTAGATTCTAAGATCGCCCTGGAATTAATTTATTTTATTGATTTCTTTTATAACAGTCACAAATTCTATCCTCGCTTGTTCCCCAATTTGTATTAGTTCTGAGGTAATTTGTTCTGTCATATTCATAGTCTTCCGGATACACACCTGATACCCAAGACTCATATTTTTCTGTAGTATCGCCTCTACCACAAACGCACCCACAATCATCGTCATATTCTTGGGCGAAAAGGTGGGCGTATTGGAATTTAAGGCGTAGAATAAGAGTGGAGAGTAGATCAGCCCAAGAGAACACAAATCTATCCTGGTCATAATTTTCACTCTCTACCTCAACGCCTATTTCTTCCGCCCAATCCCTCGCCCGTTCAGTACATATCATAGTAGAGCCTTCATCAGCTACTTCATAGATTTTCTGAATCTTAGCTTTTATATTATCTTCGGTGTTTAACATTAATTCTCTGTTTATATATTTTAGGGCTTGTGTATAATAAGGATAAAGCACCTCTCTATTCTTTGTATGATCAAGCTGTGTTAGTCCGAGAATTTTAAGAAGATAAGTTATAGATTCTTGATATTCGAAGTAGCATTGTTCAAGATCCCACGTCATTTCATTTTATTATTTTATTTTAATTCGATCAGCATAAGTACTCCAATTTTCTGTAGATTTATAAGTATTTACTGATTCGGAAGGTACATAAATAGGAGAATTATTTGTATTATTAAATGCTTCGTCACCTAAAGTCGGTGGGGTGGTATTTGATATAGTAATCGAAGTTAATCCAGTACAACCCCGAAATGCCTGTTTTCCAATACTAGTAACAGAATTAGGTATATTAATTGAAGTTAAACCCCTACAATCAATGAATGCACCCTCTCCAATACTAGTAATTTCTCTATCGAATTTAATAATACCTTTTCCATTTTCATAAGTATTAGAAATTATAATAGCATCACCATAAGATCCATCTGTAGGAGTTATTATTTCTTCATCAATACTATTATACCAAATTTCATCATCTGGAGGGGTAATATTTTCTATAGGGGGTAATAACACTTCTTACCCTTAATATCCACTCCCTTTCATTATCATTTAATCCTAAGTTCTTGTAGTTTATTGTCATATTCTAGTCTCCTATTTGTTCTTCTGTATTATCTCCTTCATCATGAGAAACTGGAACAATAGCCTCTCTGATCTCATAATATGGTTCAGGCATTCTACTGTATAAATCATCTATAGTTCCTTGATAGTTATTTATCTGTTCTTGTGCAACTCCTATATAATGAAGATTACGAAGAACAAGTTTATAATTATTACAAGTACAAACCTCTCCTTCTGCAAGATCTTTACCACAAAATGCACACTTTCTTATTCCATCGAGCTCAAGGACACACTCTTCTAATGTTCTTACTTTAGCCATATATTTCAATTTTTAATAGTTAAACATAATTTTGAATAACATTAATTATTACGACATCAGTACCATCCTCTATGATAACTTTTGCACCCCTAGGATTAGTTGTATTTGCACTATTTGCTGTAATAGTTAATGAATTAGTTCCAACATTTATAGTAGATGGAACTGTTAACCATGTAGCAGGTGTATTATCTGGATTTAAGGCTGATACATTTAAGGCATTGGCATGATATATATTAATTGTAGCAGAACTATCAGCTGCCGCACCAACCAAAATAGAGGTATCAGAAACTTGAATTCCTATAGTTTCACCCATCATATCAGTCCAGTATGTTCCATTCCAACAGATATTTTTCGAAATCGTGGTATCATAATATATAAATCCAGCATCCGTGCTTGATAAGGTTGGTCTTAATGTGTTATCTCCATTTCCTATTATAGTTTGTCTCCAATTATATCCATTATATAACATTGGAACTCCTTTTTCTTCATCAAAATACTGATAACCTTTTTTTGTAGTATCATCAGAGAATTCTGGTTTAATAGATGGATTAATTAACTTATAATCATATTTTGGAATATTCTGAAAGAAATATAAAAAAGCTATATAGCCACCATTATTAGCATTTACTATCGCAAATACATCATAATCATACTTACTTGGAAAATCGCATATTAATACCCAGCGTATATTCTGAAAGGTTCCAAATCCAAATATAGGATACATATAAGCTGTAGTCCGAAAATAATACTTATTTAGTTCAAATGGTGGAGCTACTCCTATTACGGGTTCATAAATATTCTCTGAAGTATTATAGTAATAATAATCAGAATAATTACTTTCCCATGTTTCTGGGGATGTTTCTAATAGTATATAATTTTCATTTACCTTTTCAAAATATTTACCCAATTCAAACGGTGGAGCTATACCTTTTATTTGCGGATAATTTGTATCACTTGACTTATACCTATAATTATTATAATTAGTTTCCCAATCATTTGGTTCTTCTAATAATAGTTCGTTTTTTCTAAGTTCTATATATACATTTTCACCGTCCGCTTGAGAAAAAACTATTGTAGTAGGCGTGGTTGTCTCAAATGTATTCAGTATCGTTTTAGTTGAGTTACTTGAAACATTGTCCTCATAAAAAGATGGTGTTCCTATAGTGTATCTATTACGTATGAGTATTTTAGAATTTAGTTCACTACTTCTTACTATAGTATTATTTGGACCTCCTATAGTAAAATTAGACGTCTCTCCTTTATGAAAATATTGCCAATTTTCAATTTGGTAGTCTTGTATCTCTTCAAATGTCATTTCTGATTTTGGACTTAAAGGGAAATATTCCATAGTATTGTGAGTACTGGTATCAGGAACAATAAAGATATTTGAAATATATGCTTCCCCATTTCCAGATGTATATTCTAATTTAAAGGTAAGTATTATAGAAGAGTCTTCTGTTAAATTAAATGGAATGTTATATAACATTAGTTTCTGTTCTCTAAATACTGGAAAGCGTTTAGTTGATGTTGAACTTCCCCTAACCCTTAATGATAGACTAAAACTTCCATAATATGACTTTGCAGCATAAAATATTATTCTATAACTTCCACTATTGAGAAATCTGCCTCCCTGAAGTAAGTCAGTGGTAATACTAGAAGTTACACTAAGCTTAGTAAATCTACTATAATTAAGATATGTATCAGTAAGATTCTTAGACCAAGAACAATAAAATCCTGTTCTCTCTATATTCTTACAATAATTCATCAATACATCTTCTGTAGGACTTAAATATGTATATGCGTCTTCACTAAGATAGTGTTTCATTTTAATACTATTTTCTCCAATAAGTTTACATTTATTGTAATAAAACTTAATAGCTGAGTTTGAAGATGTGAAGTGTAAAAAGCTTACTTCAACGCCGGTCAAAAAAAACTTTACTCTTTCTGCATAAGTTACTCCCTCAATGCCCAAATCCACAAAGGATGTTCTATATTCATTGTTATTAATTATATAGTTTTTTTGTCCCGCATTATATTCAAAATATACCTTTTCAAATCTTATAGCTAAATCACTTCCTTTAATATTAATTCCTATTGGATTTCCCTCCATTAAAGTACTTTCAATGACAAGCGATCCAAAATAAGTATCATTTTCAGCACACATTATTCCACCACCATCTATATAGCTCCATTCACGATAATAAAATGTATTAGCCACATAAGTAGGTTTTGTGCCACTTAACTTAATATATTCGTTATTTTCTTTTCTATAATATCTTGTATCCCACTGACTATTCCAAGTACTTGGTGCGGTACTTGAGGTTTGTAGTGTATAAGTATCATATTCCCCCTCTCCTAACGTTGAGTGATTACCTTCAATAACGCACGATGTAATATTTGTTCCTGAAAAAGCATGCGGTCCACGTGCATATATTCCCCAATAGTTACCAATTATTACAACCTGAGTCATTAAACAGTCTGCAAAATTGGTGATCTTCTTACGTAGTAAGTATTGGTTGTCCATGTAGGTTTTGTTCCCGTTAATTTTTTGTACTTTCCTGTTGATGAGTCATATTGATAATAATCGGTATGACCACCACTATCCCAATTAGATGGCTTTGAAGTTTGAAGAGAACACCCCGTCCAAATATCAATACCATGCCGGAAATTAACAAAAGAACATTGAGTAATAGTTATTGGTCTACTAGGTCCTCCTGGAGTACTCCACCAAACACCATCACTTCTCCACCGTCCTTCAAAATATATATTTGCTAAGCTTGCTGAAATGTATGATGCGGGAGTGCCTGTTATATATTTACTAGTGTGTTTTGGATGTAAGTCATCGTTTCCGACAAAATTATCATCTCCAGAATAGTATCCTCTAACATCTAGTATACAATCAATGTGATCCGATGCAGAAGAGTCTTTTGCTTTTAGTATAGTTGAATTTGCACCCTTAGCATTATAGTTCGTATTAAAGTTATCTTGTATACTTTGTCCCTTCAATGAAAAAGACCTTTGAATAATAATCGGACGCGTGATATTATATTGTCTTGCGTATAAGGAAATATTTCCAAAAACTGCTATAGCTCTTTCAATTTTATCAGCATCGTTTCCTCGGAACCAATCTGCGAAAACCTCATTTTTAACTTTTCCACTAACAACAAGATCTTCGCCTATCCATTCATTAGTACCCTCTATTTGGCAATTGTTTAAATTAAGATTTCCATTATTAATAATGCCGCCGTTTATTTTTAAAACAGAATTAGCTGGCATAGTAAAAGTACCACCACCTAGGTCGAAATAATCTTTTACTTCAAACACCGTATTTGTGATCGGTATAGCAGTACCATCAACGGTGGGTGCTAGTTGTTCTTGAAAACTCGTTGTACTATCTCCTTCAACGGGTGCTTTGAGTACTTTATAACCCATACTGCGAAGCTTGGAAACACCATCAACCTCAGCACTGACAGCCACTCTATCATTAAGAGCTGCAACTACGGGAAATTTATCTTGCATCTCAGGAATATCCTCTTGAGCCCCAATGTTAGTTCTTGCAGTTTCTTTTTGATTATTCGTAAAAGATTGTTGAATAGTAACATCAATGGATTCAATACCATCAGCTACAGCCTTAGTAGTGGGAGCTTTAGTTTGAGATTTAGTTTCCAGATTAGTCTCTAAGTTTGTAGTAACGAATTTATTTCCACTATCTTGCCAATTTCCCCCATCACCCTCATATAGATAAATATAGTAGACATTAGGATCAATACTAGATACATAAGCATATCCTTTTTCAGATAATTGAGAAGTATCGGGGAGACTTTCTATATTATCATACTGACCATAATATCTTCCAGTGGGTAGTTTATCTACTTTACCTGCTAATTCATTTACTTCAGATTTAGTAGCAGCTCCTAATTCAGATAGAGATACGTTACCATCTAATTCAATATTATTTATTTTCGGTTTGTTATCTAAGCTATTATAGTCTATTTCTACATCTGCTTGTTTTTGGGTAAGTTCTAATGTACTTGTCTGAGGATCTAATTGATACCAATACTCCTTTATTCCTCCACCCCTTTGTTTAATTCCTACGGTTAGTCCAAGAACCTTATAATTATTTAATGATGTATTAGCCTCCTCGATGGAATTATAAGGACCGTATCTAAGATCGACATTAGGAATATTTTCAGAGTTAGTTATTATTCCTCCATTATTTATAGTTAAATTTCCCATATTATCTAAATATTATTTTTATATTATCTGTAGGATCGAATTCAGCAAATCCTGGATGACTAATTCCCCAAACATGATAAGTTTTTTCGTTTATTATAATATCCTCGTGTTCTGCAGTATTATCAGTTAATAAGTTTTGAGACATTATTTGTCCTCCTGAAGTAAATAATATTTCTTTCGGAGTACTATTTTCATTATATACCAGAAACACTAGGGAGTTTTGTCCAAATTCTTGATAGTAGGTTGGCATTTCTTCAATATTATATCCAGACATCAAAGTTTTTAAAGTATTTTCATTAGTCGAGAAAAAATTATTTCTAGACATATTAACCCAACCTACATAATAATCAAAAATAACATCTTCTTTTTGATCATAACTAAATACTTCTATAACATTGTCTGTTCTGCTCCATAAAATAACTATTCTATGAAGATCATTTTCTGTTATTGTGATTGTAGTTTTTAAAGAATCCAGTTGTTGGTTATCTATATACATTATGGCATCTGGGTATTCTGATAGGAGAACTGGATCGAAAATCAATTCAACAGTATTTCCAATTATAGTGAATTTAGTTCCTTCACAGTTTTTTGGTATATTAGTTTTTAAAAATAAACTCTCATCCTCCCCCGTTTTTAAATAGACTGGTTTATTATAGATTTGAGTCATTAATTCTAGTATTAAGTTTTCCATAATATTTCCTGTTCTTTCTGTGTTTGTGTCCATCCTCCATCAATAATACCTCTTAATTCAGTGTGCCATCCGAAGGGTTTTCCTGTAGTTCTATCAACGACTCCACAATTTCCATTACTAAAAAATACTTCATTACTATAGACTAAGCATTTTGTGTAATCTTCTGGATCTTTCTTCTCACTATCATCAGCTCTTTTAAATTTTACTAAATCCCCCAGTCTAAAATTGTTAGGCATTACAATTCCAGAGAGAGTATAGTTTGCATTATAATCTGTATTAAATAAAGTAGTATTATAGAGAAAATTATCTATTAAGTTATCATATCCGGATCTACATATAAAATAATCAGCCCCTAATACAGAAGTTACATTTTTGGGAGGAGTATAACTAGATTCGGTCCAAGGATTTATGATAGGATAATTTTGTGTACGAGAATAAGTTAGGGTATAAGGTTCAATATTAGTTAAGTCCCCAGTACCCCCTCCTAAAATTTCTGGTATATTTTCATCTATATTTTCGTCCAACATTCTATGATTAATCCCTATAATATCTTTTATAACTAATCCATCCCATCCAAATCCGAAGATAGATCCTTGCTTATAAGAATAACAAAGACGTTTACAGAAGTTAAATGGTGTTTCGCAAAGTTGATGAAGGAGTTGGTTATTATTTTGATCTGAGTCGGTTCTTATATCGAGGTTAGAATAGAGATAATTAAGAGCATCATTAATATCCTCATAAGTTCTAGATTCTCGTATACTAAAAAAACCAGGATCAGAACAACAAATAAAGCCAATCTGAAGATTATTTCCGTCGTATTCTCTATGATTAATAAACATGGGGACTTCAAAACAAAAACCGCCATCATTATTGTCTTCGATTATAATGGTTCCCGTATTTTGTTCTGTGATCCATTCCATTACACCTTCATCTTGTGGGAATATTAATGATGCTGTTCCCGTAGGTAAATCCCCTCCTAAAACTTCCTTCATTTGCAACCATTCTATACCAAAACCCTTCTCTGTCCACTCTTTAATATCAAAACTTATATCTTGAGAATTAGTCTGTTTCATATCATTCCTAGTATTGAATCAAGTGTAGTTTTAGGAAGAACTCTAAGAATTGTGCCCTTTGAAAAACTTGATAATGGAAGTTTAACTTGCAGGAGAAGTAATCCGAGATAAGAAGAAGAACCGTAAATATCCTGTGCTATAAGATCTGGGCGAAATTCATGTATAGTGATCTCAAAACTCTCCCTATATAAGCTTTGATCGTTTATCAGGGAGAGTAATAGAGAATCATATACATCATACCCGGAGATATAGTTGCTAGGATCATTCTTCGCTGTTATTATTTTATTCTTTTTTTTAAACATTGTAATTTCTCCTTAGGTATTCTTGTTGTTTTCTAAGACGCTTTGTGTGATATCCCTCTCCTGCCGTACTATACCCACTTCCTGGAACAGGATTTGTGTTTGTAAAGTATATGTTGTTAACACCAGTAATAAAACTCACTAAAGAATCATTTGAATACATAGTGGCTGGAGTTAATGTGAGATTAATATCGCAATAAAGAGGTGATAATTTTTCTGTAAATGGATCTTTTACCATAACTTTAGAGAAATTCATAGTAATATCCTGACAAAGCAATGAAGAGATAGAATAATTTGTTCCTATTCTCAGTTTCAATGTTCCTTCTTGTGGGGCATCTATATCTTTATAACTTGGTTTATATCCCCCCGGTGCTTTTTGCCAAGATATTAAACCCTTAAAGTATTCATCTACCCTAGCTAGAGTATCATCTGCTATATTTTTGATTTCTTCATTCATAACCCCAAAATGATTAACTATAGTATCACCTATTGAATTGGCAGACTCTACTAAACTTGGTCGAGCCTCTTCTATAGTTTTTCCTCTATTGGACCGTACATTAGATAAAGCACTGTCGATAGTTGTAAAACCTTCATTTATATATTCCTTAAGGGACTTTCCAGCTTTATTTGCTTTGTCTTTTATTTGAGCTAATCCCTCATCTGTATTAGCCCAGGAACTTATTGAACTCTTAAGTAACCCTAATCCGCTCTCTTCAAAAGTTCCATTTACATAAGGAAGAATGATTTTTACTTGATCGACCGTACTAATCATTGTATGTTTTTCCACGTCAAACTTAGGAAATATTGTATATTTAAGACCAAGGTTACCAAAAGCAGTTCCAGATCCTGAATAATAGGTAAATCTAGATCCCTGTATTATTAAACTATCATTAATACGGGAAGATATTAAATTTATTCCCCCTTTTGCTAGTGTTGATACAGTTCCTAGTATATCTGTAGCTGTTGATGTGACTGCATTTCCTTCCTCGGCTGATTTTATACTCTGATTTTTAGAAGTAGCTGTAATAAGGGAAAGCATATCTTGTACAACTGGAATATAAGGCCCAATTGTTCTAGCTCTATTCCATATTTCTGAAATGGCATTATCTCCAACAGGTGTCCATCTATTAGCTACAGCCACATTAAAATCATCCTGAAGTATAGCCTGAGCAATAGGAGTAGAACTATAACCACATGTTTCAGATTTATCACCCTTAAAATAAGTCTCTGTATCCCCGTCTTCTACATTTTTCCAAGTTTTTGTTTTTGTATCATATTGTTTGTTTGGATGAAGAGATACAGATGTTAAAGGATCATTTAATTGTCTATCGTAATACCATCCTTTCATACTTGTTGATTTTTAGTATTTGTCTTAGCAGGACTCTTACCTCCACTATTCTGGTTATTCTGTACTATAGCATTATAAATAAGTGGTAAATATTGTGCAGTAGCTTTTGTGTGTTCAGCTGTTTCTGCTGTCATCTGTGCTGTAATAAGACTTGATGTTTCTGTCGTACTTACACTATTAGATGAATTGTCTGTCATTTGCACAGAATTTTTATTTCCAGCTTTTACATTTTTTCCAGCAGTAGTAGCATTAGATATGGGGGTATTTGTTTTTGTTGTGGTTCCTCCTAATATTGAATAGGCTGTTGGGTAAGAATCGGGCCTTGAGAGAAGACTTAAACCATAAGAACTCGAGTTTGGGGATTCTGTAGTTGGTATAGATGTATTATTACTATCTTCAATACTTCCCACAAAGGAGTTATAAATTCCACTTGCGTTTTTTAATCTAGGCCTCCATATTGTATCTTCATAGCTCACAAAATTCTTATGATGTTTTCTATAAGTATCCTCCATACTCTTTTTTGTAGCTGGACCTGCATTAGACCCATTTTCAAATCCCCTAGTAAAAAGATCTACGGTTTGTTCTATTATTTCTTGTGGTGTGAGATTATTTGTAGATAACGCACGAATTGAATTATATACACGCCTCTTCTTAAACTCCTGCAAGAAAAACTCAAGTTGATCCTCTAATGACACAGCATGTATTCCAGGAAATGATCTTCCAGGATATTTATTTTTCCACCAAGCTTCAAAATCACCCTTTCTACTATTTGACCATTGACAGATTCCTTCTCCAAAGGGCTTTCCAGCTTTATATTCTCCAACATTAATAGCTCCCGGATTAAAATTAGACTCTTGCTGTATAACACCTGCAATACCAGCAGCCTGTTCATCAGTAAAACCATCTTTTTTTAGAAAATTAAATATTTTTCTAGCATTAGCCTCTCTCTCTTCCTTGGTTATCTTTTTTATGGTTATATTCCCCCTATTATCTAGGGTACTGAAGTCTCCACCACCTAGATTAGCCCTGGCAGAACTAGAATATTGAGGGTCAGAACCTGATCTTCTTTGCTCATACATTTCTGCCTCATACTCTATATCTCTAATACTACCCATAGATTTCTCATACTTACTATCGTGATCAAATGTATCTAGGTGTTTTTGAGTAGCATTCATTCTTCCCTCGGTAATTATTCCCTGATTTTTTAAGTTTCTGAGAGCTAATTCTTGAGTATCTATAGTATAATCCTCTATGGAATTTGATCCTACAAGTTTATAAATAATTCCTCTAATAACAGATGAATCTATTTTTACAACTCTCCAATGATCTTGACCTGTTCTACTATTAAAGTCAGGCTCTTCTACTAACTTTATTTTATCTCCCTCAGCACTTTCATAAACAATCTTTCGATAATAAGTAGAAAAATCATAACCCGATTGATAAAATTCTCTTTCTCTAGTTCCGGAAATTGATTTATTAATGAGTTTTATATTAATTTGCTCCAAATCTGTGGAAGGGACTTTAAATAATGTTGTAAATTTTTCAAACACGAGAATATCATTGGCCTTAGATAGTAGTTTAAGTAAATATAATAACTTCTCCATATCAATGTCAAAATTATGTTGACTTTTTGGTCTTCCTATAGTAGTATACATAAGGCCATAATTACCTGTTACTTGGGTCCTAACTGCCTGACTTGACTTCCCCCAACTATACTCCCCTCTTATCTGTTTGTATATATCCAAAGAAGCTGCTAAAGTTCCTCTATACGAGGCAGTAGATAATCTATCTCCAAGGGGTGTTAGATCTATTTTTCTTAAGGTACTTACTCCACTTGCATTTTTATATACACCATTGCCAACTCCTGTAGTAGTTACTGTTCTATGTAGGTTGTGAAGTCTTAGTGTTAATATATCCGCTTCTCCAAAATATGAAAGCAAATCACTTCCTCGTTCTCTTAAAAATCGCTGTTTGGTTGATTCTTTTGATCTATCTTTTTCTTTTATTCCATTTTTATTTGCCCAATCTTGATATTCTTTTTCTATATCAACTCCACCGCCATTCTTTTTTACTAAAACAGCATTTCCACTATTATCTGTTAGGCTTATTCCTTTTCCTTTTCCTAGTTTTGCAGCTAATTCTTTGGAACCACTACTTGTATCTTCACCTAAGGCTAAACTATCTCTAATCTCACTCTCTCTTTCTTTATTTAACATGGCTCGGGCGGCTTTTGTTCCCCCAAAGAAAACACTAAGCCAATCTAAGAGACCCTTTACTGCTTGTCCCGGTCTTAAGATACTACCCCAATCATGATCTTTTAAAATATTATCTGCTAATTGTTTTCTATCATAAAGCGCCCTGGATAATTTTTCTAGGATTACATTAAATACACCAGTTTCCTCTTTATTCCATAACGCAAATCTAATCTTTCCTATAAATGTTTTCGGATCATCTAAATCAATCTTTCCATCACCTCCAAAAATTCCCCCTACTCTCTCTCCTATGACATCAATCCATCCCCTTATCTTAGTCTCTGCATTATCGATAAAGTTTAAGATCTTGGGGAGTCTAGTAGCTAATCCGATAAGTCCTATGGTTTTTAGCATGTTCATAAAGGGATTACTCATACGCTCTGCCATTCTTCTAGGATCCATGGCTTTAGTTATATCTTTTCCTAATCCCTCTAATTTTCTCATCATCTTATTCGCATTTCTCGTTAAGCTGCTCTCTCTTCTCTGATATTCTAAGTTTTGTTTCTGAAATTGAGCATCTTGACGGGCGAATACATTAGTTAACCAGGCTTTAAATTTTCCTTGTGTGTCTTCCTTCGGCCTTATACTAACATCCCTTCCTTGTACCGGACCACCTTGTATGTTAGTAGTATTATTATTTATGGTTATGTTTTGTGGTCCCTGTCTTACTACCTTTGTTTCTTTTATGACTCGAGGCTGATTTAATCCATAACCCCCGAGAACATTACGTGTGGTAGAATTCAATCCATCCATAGCCATAATCTCTGCAGCCTGTCCGAGAGTTTGTCTTTGGGCTTGCATATTCATAGCATTATTGGCCTGGAGTGCTAAATTTTGTTGTTGTTCCGCTTGTATTGCTAAGAGTTGGTTTTGAGCCTCCTGATAACTTTCAAACTCTTTTCCAGACTCAACCCTTTTCTCGGCAATTCTTCTCGTTTTTTTATCTGTGCTCTCTGCCATCTCTCTTTATAATTAATAATAAAAATAAAGAACTATAACAAATTAATTCATTGTTATAATTCTTTACTTATCGTCTTATCCCAGTCTATATCCCCTCCATTCATAAATTCACTCATCTTGTGGTTTTCTATTTCAAGAGAGGAAATAAGTCTGGTAAAAAATCTCCTCGAAGACTTTGATTTTAATAATTTTCTCATTTCAGGATAACACTCAAAATGTATACCAAAATGAGGATGTAATTTAAGGGGCACATCTATTAAACCTGCACTCCTCTCATACCTCCCTCCATATACCATTATTATCTTCTGCCCTTCACATTCACTTACTACTATGGTGTCTTTATGTTTGTTCTTGTAAAAAAGTATTATCCTAGAATCTCCTCCATAACCATACTTCTCTTCTATACTTTTTCTTCTGTTATTTCCCATAGTTTTCTCCAATCTAAATAACACCCTCTGATCATATAATCACCTATCCGATGACCAAAGACAACTAATTCTCGGATGATTCTTATAAATTCCCTCCTTGCACATTTTCCCTTTAGCTGATCTAACATGTCATGGTAGTCTTCAAAGTATACAGTTAATCCACCGAAGGGAGTTTTATCTGGAGTAATTATAGCTCTTCCATAAGTAAATTTCTTTGGCCCCGTATGAACCTGAATATATAATTTCTCGGAGGTATTGGATTTACTTATTGAGATTCGATTTTTATGTTTATCGTGGTATAAATAGATTAAACGCGTGTCGGATCCAAAACCATATTCTTTCTCTGCTTTTTTCGAAAATTTAGTCTTATCTCTCATATCATTAATAAGGAAAATAAAGAACTATAACATTCTCAGTCATAATTCTTTACTCTCTGTTATTTCCCACAGCTCATTCCATAGCAACCTGTCTCCAATCATATGATCCCCTATTCTATGACCGAGAACAACTAACTCTCGGATAATTCTTATAAATTTCCTCCTTGCACACTTCCCCTTTAACCGATTTAGCATATCTTCATAATCCTCAAAGTATATGGCTAGTCTACCAAAGGGAGTTTTTGTTGGGGGATCTATTAGTCCAACAGAATAGTTATGCGGCTTGGAAAATACTTTTATATATATCTTTTCTGAGTCATTGGATTTACTTATTGAGATTCGATTTCCATGCTTGTCTCTGTATAAATAGATCAAGTGCGTATCAAATCCTGTACAATATTCTTCCTCTGCTTTTTTCGAAAACTTAGTCTTATCTCTCATATCATTAATAAGGATCTGACTTTGTTGAATATCGTATAAATCCCGTCCGTAGTGCTTCTTCTTTTGTCATAGTAAATACAATCTTAGTATCCATTTTCTTATATTTTCCGGACGACATTAATACACCCTCACGGATTTTATAGGTTGTTTTGTTTCTCGTTTGTTTTCCTTGGGGGTATCGTAGTTTGAATCCTATATACCCCCTGTCGGACTTTATTTTTATTCTTTTCTGTATTTTGCGTTTATTGTTCAAGGTTCAGTTAGGTCTTTTATTGTTTCTTCTTTTATCGAGACTATTAGATATCCTTTGTCTCGTTTTCCTGTCTCTTCGTTTTTTATGTCGACGGTTTTGATTATAAAGTAATCTCCAAGATCCACTGCCTTCGGAGTTTTTGAATACCCAACAGAATCATATAGATGTTTTAGTTTCTTTTTTATTTCTGTCTTTGTATATTTTTCTCCAACAGTAAAGGTATCTATAATTAATGTCCCTATATCTATTGATTGATTCCCTATTATTCCCTCATATGCTTTCTTCATGTCTGTTGCATCAAATCTTAAGGCTCTCATTCTATCTGGCCCTAAAACAACATAGTAATTATTAAATGATTCAGGTAAATGTGGTAATAATGAGTTAGCAACACTTTCCTCTAGAGAACATAGGTACCGTAATTTATCAGGAAGGTATTTATAAGAATATAGTTTATCGAGATAAAAATTAATATCATCTACTTCTCCTATTGTTTTTGATAACGAAGAAAATACATTAAACCTATCCTTATAATCCACTTGTTGTACATCGAAAGCCCTCATTTCTGATATCATCACCAATTTATTAAAAACTGGTTGTAAATCTGATCCAGCATGTTTATTTACTGCTACAAAATTCTTTCTATAACTACTTAATTTTGTTAACTCTAAATATGCACTTGCTAAATCATGTTTGGCACTACTATTAGAGGTATTATATGCATCGAGTAGATTATTAGTAACTCTCTCTTTATTATCTAAATAATCTTTAAACTTTTCAGTCGTAATTACTTTCGTATTGAGTTTATAAAATAATTCTGCTCTGTTTTTCCAAGGATTCTCATCTAATCTCTGTCTTCCAAGAATCTGTGGTAAGTCTAGAGTAATATCAACTGATAAACAATCCACATTAGCATCAGAAAATATAAAAGACCTGGCATTAGTAGAATAAAAGTCTGCTCCAAGGTACACTGTTCTGGTACAAAGGGTAAACATTTTGTGGGGTTCTCCTTCTTTTGGAACAGTACCTATACACCTCTTTGTCTTATTTACTGACACATCTCCTGCTTTCTTTAGTGCAGTTTTTATTTTTCTCTCATTTTCATCATTTCCTGAACAAAGAATATTAGCTTCATCTAATTTGAGACCACACTTTTTAATTATATCACAGAGATTTTTGACAGAATTAATATAAAACACAGCCTCTTTACTATATACTTCCTCAAAACTGCCATCTTCTTTTTGTCGTGTGAGCTTTTCAAATTTGCCCTCTCTGTAGGTATTAATGATCCTCTCTACTTCTCCAATCATACTTTTCTTTGAAGAAATTAGCTTGGTTTTTATATAAGGTTTAATAACTCTTCCTGGATTTTCACTAGTCCAATCAAGCTCATAGTAGGGAAGGTCTTTGTATTCATCAAGTTGTTCCAGATATGTGTCGATCATTGGTGTAGCAGAAAGATAAATTACATTATCTAATCCTTTTAGATTATACATGAATTCATTTTCAGTATCGGGCTTGAAGCGTGAATCACAGAAAATACTCTGAAACTCATCAACTATAATTTTATATTTTTTTATTGAATCTCCAAGCGTCTCTTTTATCCTCCGAAAAGAATCATAGGTGACCATAAACTTCGGAGACCTATGGTATTTGATATAACAAAGTGAGACATGATCTTCTATCTTTTTCTTAAGTTGCTTGGTGTATTCCTCTGCCCTTTTCTTTGTTTTTTCTTCTTTTTCCTTCTCTGTGTCTCCATCTAATAAACCTTTCTTGGACTTTGAATCCTTTGAAATGTCCTTATCATAATTCTCAAAAGAGTTATATTCATTCCTTAGGTATAGTAGATTTTCTTGATCTTTATGTTGTTCCTCTTTATTTTCAAGAAGGACTAATCTAGGACTACAAAGAATGACTGGATAACTGTTTGTGAGCCAATACTCAGTATATCCACATCCGGTAATAGTTTTGTTCATTATGTAGGATTGATTCTCCGGAACTAGGTCCCTCAATCTTTTACCCTCTTCAAGGTTGTCCCAATCATTGATATACCTAATATCTCTGGGAACTTTAATTACGTATTTCTCCATATATGTAATAGTTTTTAATTATTTTAATTTCTGTTTAATACAGATTCCAGTTTTAATAAAGGAGCTTCTTATATAGAAACTTCCTTAAATATTTTTATTACATATATAAGGGTTTGAGAAAAAATGAGGGTAAAAAAGTGGTCGAAGAGGTTTTGTTAGAAGAGAAAATAACTAAAAACCCCTTAAAATACCCCTAAAAGTGCTATTTTAAGTGGTCGCTGCGACAAAAGGGTGTGAAACAAAGGAGCTATCCTAATATAATACCTATCTATTAAAAATGTCGCAATATTATGTAAGAGTACTTTATTTTAAGTGGTCATAAAAAATTGAGGGTACACTTTTTCGAGCTAACAGAGGAGCATCCGGTAATATAATGGAACAAAAAGTGTATTTAGTGCAGTTATAAAAAAGTAATATTGTTTCCCTCGTTATAATCCCCTTTGGGGCTTACAACTTCGAAAATTCCCCAATAATTTTGTAGAAGAGGCGTAGCCTATTCCTACAATGATAACCCTGTAGCAACTCAAGTGGGTCCCACTGAAACCGACGTAGGAGGTTTTATGGGCTTGAGTTGTGGAAGGGTGTCAGGAGGGAAGCTCCTGTGTTAGCGAGAATTAGGTCCGTAGTTGTAATCGAATACCACGCCTTAAAGCGCTACGGACGATATGAAAAAACATATAATTAAAGTTCCCGACCGATATCACATCGACCGAGAGTGTGATTAGGTCATTAGAGGTTATCCCAACTTCTTTTGAAATGCTCAAATGCCAAACTAAGTTGGACATCAGATCTATCGGTTCCATCTGCATCTACTCCGTTTTCCAGGTTTTAATAATAAATTTTGTTTATTACTTAGACTATATCTTTTTCTTCTGTACATAGTCGTTGAGCCCATAAAAGGGTTGCTGATTAAGTTTTTCCTTTTCCAGCAGTTCTCAGATTTCTTAATATTTTTTTTATATTAAGGACAAATTATTTATCGAGCGGAGCGTCCATAATCACGCAGTTATAGAAGTGGATAGTACGGACATCTAGACGAGAGGAGTTAGTGAGATAGAGTTCGCAATCCGTAACCAAGTCATCTTTACGGAAGCTATATTTAGTATCTCTATCAGCAATTTTTTGTTTCCAGTCATCCACGAAATAGGAGATAGCCTGATCTTCTCTATCCACGAAGCTGAGGGTGAGCTGACCGGAAGTATTCTGACCTGTTTGTTGTCTAATCACGAAATTTCCTCTCATTCTTTTTTCGAAGCCAGACACAGAACTATCTATACCGACCTGAACGCTATTAAGTCTTGCGTTTATAATAGTGTCGCCGGGGTAATAAACAATTCTAGGGCCGTTATTCAGGAACTTAAATTCCCACATATCACCCCTTAGAAACTCTTTATTATCGTCTCTATAGGTGGATGTGTAGTCAATAAAGTGCATACGTCCATTACTTTGACGGACTAATTCTGTTACTGTTGCCATTATTCACTGTAATTAATTGTTATATCGAGACCTATGTTATTGTTTATTAGGTCTTTTACTCCTGTTTCTATTCTCATCGCCAGTTTATTTTGGGTATATGAGATAGAGAAATCGGTTATATTTATGTAATCTATTATAGAGAAGCTTTGTTGGAGATTGTTTAGTATAGTTTCTAGGATTTTTCTAACCTCGATATCACTTCTTTTAGCCAAGTAGTTCCATTTTTGTTTTTTCAATTCTCTAGTTATTTTACTTATAGCGAATCTCATCCAGGCAGTACTATTATAAACCTCCCCGTTGCAATAGTCTTTGTAATAATAGATTTGGTTATTTGTGGTTAAGTAGTTGCTTTTATAGTGTTTTAGTGTTTTTTCGATTTCTTCTCCGTCTTCTGTATATGGATTAATAAGAAAATCCAGGTAATTTATATATTGGACAGAGACGGAGTATATATCAAAGAATAGACCTGTGAGATAAATATAATAAGCTGGTCTAGGTCTTCTATAAACTGTCATATCCTGGAAGAAATATATGAGTCTATTATCAAGGTCGCCGAGGTAGTTATAAATAAAATCGCCCTTATTTTCTGCTACCTCTATAGTTTCGATATCAGTTTCTTGAATCAAACTATCATCTCCTTTTTTATAATATTCATCATTACGTTTCCAGAGTATATATGGTTCTAGATCTTTATTCCATTTAGGTAAATTTTCTACTTCATTGATTATAAAAGTGCTTGGATTATTTTGGATAAGTACTTGAAAATCCCAACCCTTAGCATAGTCAAGGAATTTTTGTTGATATTCTAGGTCTGATAATTTGTTTGTGTAGAGTTTTTTATCTGGGACCAAGAAATAATCTGGACTTATATTATCTTCCGAGAACATCACACTCATAGCTTTCCAATACATTTTAGGGTTATAGTTTTCAGTCTTAGCTCCCTGTAATATCCAATCTCCTTCACGTAATCCAGAATTTATATTATTAAATCTTAAGTGAACCAGTTTAGATTCCTTAGATACCCTATAGTCCAATCTTTCTTCTCCTGGTTCTGGATGAAGTTTACCCTCAAATATCTCAGAGTAGTTAAACCTAGAAATTGTGATTTGGTATACTTCTCCTGGGGTTACTGTAAAAACACTAAATTTTATATTATCCGTATTATAATCCTGGTCGCTCTTTCCTATAGTTTTGCTCCATACTTCAAATCCCCAATCATTTTCAGGGAGTTGAGAGCATAGAAGGTTTTGTGTTTCTCTATAATCAGCGGCCATATTAAAACCGGGAAAATCAAAGTAATAATCGATAGGGATAGGAATTTGGGAATATATTTTATCATCCTCAATATAATATCCTAATCCTTCTATAAATCCAAGAAGATCTCCCCATCTTGTTATATTTTCTCTTCGATTATTTCCTGAATCATCTCTTTCTTCTGGAATAAACCTTTTAGAAACCCTATTATCAACTCTTTCGGATTCTTTAAGCCATCTAGATCCGTGGAAATTGTAATATTCATTATTATATAAATATTTTTTATTTGTATCTAATTCTGGTACAAGTTCATCTACCTCTCCACCATCCTCAAGATCATCCCAGTCTGCATCATTATAAGCCAGATAGTAATTATTTTTTGTAATAGGATCTGGAATAACGAGATAGTAATAGTCGGGGAGTGTATCTTGTTCAGCATTGTTATAAGAGATAGATGCACAATAGGTAGAGTTCAGGTTTTCTAGTTTTATAGGTTCATCCGGGTTTATAGTAGGAATATTAGAATAATTCTTACTAAAAACGCCGAGTCTTTGTTCATGATATTCAGGATTACATTCGATTATATTTCCTGTGTATTCTGGTTTTGGTATAAGTAATGTATCTCTATTTTCCTGAGATATTGTAGTTTCTTCTGTATTTTGTGGAAGATCTTTTTCAGAAACCCAAGAATCAAAAATCCATATATACCAACAACCAATACTATCATTAGAAGTTATCCATTGTCCTCCTATATTCACAACCCAACAATTCTCCGGTACAACAAAGTACTTAGTATCTGGGTCGGGATTTTCAGGATAAGTCTCTACCTCTCCACCGTCCATAAGAGAGTCCCAATCTACCCTAAGACCTCCGACCCAATATTTAGTACTAGGATCACCGGAGGAGGGTAAAGATTCGGGGGTTGGATAAGTTTCATTAGCGGGAGTATATTCTGAAAGATTTATATATTGATCATCCTTTATTTTTTCCTCAGATACAGGTTTATAGAGATAAAGGGATATATTTCTTTCTAGGAGTTCTGAGAAATAATCATAGTCTGTGAAGTTTTTTCCGAACCATATATCAAGTTCATCTTTATTTCGAATTATCACAGGTTTTTCATAACTTAACCCAGAATCAGTAACTTCAGATAGAATAATATAGTCGTTAGTATTCTGTAAATATTGTATACGTATTGAATTAAGTTTTATGTACATGTTTAATGCGGGGTTAAGTATGGTATTATTCTATTATCCTCCCCAATAAAGTTTAGTTGTTGTGCTTTATCCGGAGTAATGATTTCTTTCTTTCGTCTTTTTTGCATTTCATTCCAGATTTCCCAATTTTGATATTCATTTCCTAAGGATGAATCGAAATCAGGTCTGTCATCAGGATTAGGAAACCATTCTTCAGGTTCTATTATACTTTTTAGTCCTCCATCCCCAAATACAGGTCGAATTGTTAGTGGAAGTTTATCTTCACTTCTAAATGGTTTTTCTTCTAATTCTCCGACAATAGAAAAACTAACATTAAGATCTGAACCGCCACTATCTACTTCTCCTGTATAATCCTCAGAAAAATCCTTAAGAACACATAGAAGATAGAAAGCACGAGCGGTAAAGAATTGTGGGGTCATTATATAAACACTGATGAGGAATGTTATGTTTTTATAAAAGGCAGCACATACAGTTTCTTTATCTACGGCTGTCGGAATTGGATTTATTTCGAAATAATAGTCTCCAGTGTGTGCCTCTGAATTATATACAGCAACATCAGCACATTTTTGGAAGTAATGTTTCCAAGATTTCCACTGATCATCTACTATAGTCATTCTGAACTCGTTTGTATATTCAGAAGTAACCGGATAATTAATTTCTCCGTCGAATAATCCTAAACTTTTCGTAGTTAATTTTGATTTCTGTAATTCAAAACCCGATAAAGGAATCCACTTATTATATTCTGTTTTAGCTCCATGTTCTACTAAGTTTATAGTATTTATTTCCCTTGGGCTTGGAAGGAATGAATATCCACCATTTATGGCTTCATATACAATACTTCCATCATTTACCCAAGGCTCCATAAGTACTTCCCAATACATATTTGAATCTAATGTCCTTGAAATTCCCTTATTTACTTTTCCGGCGGTTGTTATATAGGGGCTTTTTTCTAAGATATCTAATAACTTATCTGCTGAATCCACATCAATGACTTTAGTATCACATAAGTCTTGAAGGGTTAGGTTTAGTCCGGTAGGTTTTTGTGAGTAATATCCCCCAAAATACTTTAGAAAATCAGAGTGGTTTTCATAAGAATTAAATACTTTATTAACTTCATCCCCATATTTCAATCCCCTATCATTTTCGCTTTTTTCTGGTCTTCTTAAGGGACTTGGACTATTTTCTCCACTAAATATATTTTCTAGTCCTTTTTTTACTACACCACGGATCATATTACTTGCTAGATTTCCTATACCGCTTTTTTGATCCCAGCCTGTATATCCTAGATTACCCAAAGCTCCTGATAATCCTTCTGTTATAGCCTTATGTACTATACTTCCACTATCTCCGGGAAGTCTATCTTTATTTAATTTTAAAGCCCTTTCGGTTTGTTCTCTAGCTTCTATTAATAATCCTAAAGTCTCGTTTATTAATGTGGCTCTCAAAGAACCTTTAACCCATGGACCTAATGTATCTTCTGCTATTTTTCTTAGAAGTCCACTAGCCCCATTTTGTAGAACTGTTCCAAGACCTGACCAATAAAAAGGAACTCTAGTATAATTATTTTCTAGATTTTCTATAGGAGGTTTATCTGATTCTGTCATTTCCATTATTCCTTCTGGTAAATTTTCAATATCACCATCCTCCTTAATCAGTTCTTGTCTTTCTTCTGATAGTTCTTGATCTTCTCCTGTCTGTTGAAGAGGAACTATAAAAGAATTTAATAATCTTTCTTCATATTCATCTGCTCTTTCGGGACTTATTCTAGATCCGGATAAATAAGCAGACATAAGAGAGGCTATCCTTTCTGACCATTCATTCCCCTCATTTTCTCTAAGTAAACGAATGGCTAATTCATACAATCCCTCTTCATCCAGCCTATTATTAGCGTCCTGTATAATAGCCCGTAATTCTTCGCTCCTAGATTGTCTTAGGTCTTCAAGCTCCTCCGGATTTATAGTTTCCTTATGATCTTCTAAGTTCTCTGGATCTTCTGAGGGGGTATGATTAATTATAGTATGATCAAGTTCTTCTATATCATCTCCAATCCTTAATTCCTCACGCTGATCCTCTAAGTTTTCTGGAGCGTTATTTTGATTCGGGCTGGAACTAAGGACGACATTACTTAGGCTGGGGATATTCTTTTCATCTCCAACAATAGTATAAATATCATCCACTAGTTCAGGATCACGTGTTTCTGTTGTGAGGGATTCAATATAGTCTGATAAATTCCCACTTTTTAATTCTCCCCCTAATTTCTCTGTTTCTGTTTCTAGCTTTGGATCATCAGGGGTTTTCTTTAACCTGATGGGATTTTTTTCTAATTCTACCTCTTTTTCTTCCCCGCCTAATTTTTCAAACTTATTTTCCAGACGTGTATCCCGAAGATCCTCTAGTTTTCTCGTCTGTGTTTCTAGTTTGGGATCTTTGGCGGGGTTGAGGTTTACTTTTTTATCCACAAGCTCAACCCTCTTATCACCATCCAACTCTATTCTCGTATCTTCAAGTTTAGGGTTGTCATTGGTAGAGAGTTTTAGTTGTTCTTCAGGGAGCTCATTTATCTTAGGAACTTGTGGGGTATCTTTTCCAGGGACTTCTAAACTATTCTTATCTAATTCTATGTAAGGATCTTTTTTTATTTCCTTTAGATATTTAGATAGAGCAGCAATTTCTTCAGGTCGTGTAAGTTGATTATACCCTGGAATTTTATTACTTTTTCTAATATCCGTATCCATTGCTTACTCTTCGATGGTTTCAATAATACTAGAGAGAGTGTATGCAAATAAGGTTTCAGCAGCCTCAGAATAAGCTTGTTTCATAGAGATTTTAAACCTGTATGTTCTCTTATCCCTCGTATACTGTAATTCATCTCCCACCTGTAATGAATCATCCGGAGTATAAGATTCTATAGTATCCCGGTTTCTATTCCATACATCTCTCATCTCATTCATATTTATTATAAGCGTTGTTGTAAATTGCTCATAATCATTTTCAAGAGTCGTATCAGAGGAATATGAGCCTCCAAATACATTCCTCCACTTATCATTCTTAGGACGAAGAACAACAAACTCAGTACCCATAAGTTTCATTTGTACTTTTATATTCTTCATTCCTATCGAGTAGAATTTATTGGCCTTTTCTAAGTTTTTGGAGGCCATACTTTCTGCATTACTCATTGTTCATCTATTATTACACAAAATTCCTCATTTTCTATAATGAACTTTACTACTTTTATATACTGTGCGTCTGTTAATTTCCCTGAGAGAGATAATATAAATACGTTTCTATCAAAAATAGTACGAGTTCTTATAAAAGGGGCAACAGATCTTAAAAAATCTTCTATATCATACTGACTATACTCAAGCTCTATCGGTACATAAATCTTAGTATTTATAGGATCAGCTGTTATAGAGATATAATCTCCAGGAACAGAATCTCTTACTTCATAGTCATCAATTCCAGATCGATCTAAGTTATCTGTTATCCTTTCTAGAAAATTATTGGAGTACTTTTTTTCTCTCAATACAATCATCATCCCTCGTATATATTAAATTTTATCCGAGTTGACATTAATTTTTTTATTATAAGATCAAACTCAGATAGTGAATTGAAAGAATAATTGTAAACTACTGATCTCCCTATCTCCGAACGTCTTATTTTGGTTTTTAGAGAAGACCATACTGTTTTATCAATATCCTTCATTTCTTGACTATCTTTTTCTACAGTAACTATAAATAAGCCTTGATTCATTGACATATTATTCTTGGCTTTTTTATCGGATACTGTATAATTGAACCCCTCAATATAGTGGAGTCGTTTTAGTGTGTCTTCAAGATAAGAATTACTATAAGATTTCTTGGGAAGTAAAAATCCCTCTCTTGCCAGGTCCTTTAAAGATATCTCACGACAAGCTTCATGAATCAATCCTATAAGAATTGAAGGAATAGCAGCATAACCAAATTTAAGCGATCTAGCATTCTTTGCTCCTGTATTTCCTAGGATTTTTAAAACTTCATATTTATTGAGGGGCTTAACACTAAAAGACTTCTGACTCTCCTCTAATCTCCCCCTAACAAGTGCATTATTGTCAAGAAGATTTATTTTTGTTTGCAGAATTTCGGAAAGTTCTATCATAAAATTAGAGATGACTTGATAATTGGTAAATGTGATAGATACAGCCCAACAATTATTATCGGGGTTTATGGCAACAGAAGTATATCCCATTCCATAATATTTCTTACAATAATAATCAAGGTGCTTATTCAGTTTATCCATTTCTTCATCATTTACCCGATTAGTATACATCGTGACTTTATTATCCTGAACTGCAAAACAAATCTTATAGTCACATACATTTCTATCATTAAAAGCAAACCTCTCTTCCATAGTGGCTCTCTTTTCAAGCTTATCCCCCAAAGGAATACTGGCTGCTTTATAAATACCATACTCTCTTCTTATACCTTTATCTATTTCTTGGTATTTAACTTTGGACATAGGTTTGTGAAGATAGTTGATAAGAATTTTTAATGCCACACCAGTAAGAGCACCATATTTAGCACCCGTCGCAGCTCCTTGTCCTACGGTAGATTTTTTATCTATCTTTCCGACAATGGCTCCTATAATAGCACCTCCGATTGTAGATTTCCCTATTACTTCAAGCGAGGATGGTAGGTTTTCTTCATCTTTGGTTCCTGTAAAATGCCCTTCCTGTATTGTAAATTCTTTTTGTCTAAATTTTATCATAATGGTTTTTTATTATCTATCAATGTGCTGGTTGGAGTTGTGGTCTTTGTACTACCCTTCTAAAAGTATTACGAACGTTATTTACTGTCCCATGAATACTATCCCCACCAATAACAGGTCCTAATACATTTTTGGTTCCATTTTTAAACCAATCATATCTTGCTTTTTGTGATGAAGTTAAACCTTTTCCTTGTGCCGCATTTATCAAATCCATCCCAGCATCTAATTCCCATTTTGAAAGAACAGGGGCAGAAGCGATAATTCCCTTAGTGGCTGGATCTACTGGTAATGCGATCGCTAATGCTGGCTGTCCAACTTTAGCACCAGCCTGAAGTGCCGCGTTTTTTATTACAAGTCCTGGTCTAGCTACTACTGCTCCACCCGCTTTTCCTACAGTGTTAATAATAGTATCACCAGTTCTATTGTAGAGAGCATCTGCAGTATTATATGCGGTTTTTTTAGTATTCTCTACTTTCTTATTGATATTTTGGTGTTTTTTGTTAATAACTTTGGCTGAGTTTTCTGGTAAAGATAGACTACGAGCCCTTTTCGCTTTTTTTGTAATAGAAGGTAGACCAGTAGTTTGTGCAACTCCTTCTAAAACCGATGCTTTTGCTTTATTATATTTAGAGAGTATTCCAGTGGCGGCAGCTTTTATAGGATTAGATCCAGCCTCTTTTAATGCGACCTTAGACCTAAGTAATTTTTGTGCTTTATTACTATATAATTTCTGATCCATAACCACACTAAAAGCCTTAAGCTCAATTACTGGTTTTCGTTTTATGTAGGGGTTTCCGGGATCAGTTGGTAGTCTTTTGAAAACCCACTCCTTTACTTTTGGTAATATTTTCTTTGGTCTAAATTCCGGCATAATTTATATACATTTAAATTAATAATTCACCATACCAAGAAGATTGTAATTGGTATTGGTCACATCTAGCCCGTAGTTCCATATATGCCGAATCCAAAGATGACATAACATCAAGTGGAGAATTAGGTATTTGAACTGAGGCTTTTAGCTGTCGTAAGAAATCTAGGACATGCAAAACACAGAGGTCCATAAAATAGTTTCCTCTGGCTCCTTCTTCTACATTCATCCAATATACAGCTGCTTTTTTACTAGCCGGATTGAATGTTTTGTCAGGGAGGAAATCTGGTATTATAGGACGACTACATAATCCCTTCATATAAAATTCCGTACCCATAAGATCTCCTGTGAATAAGTAAGGTCTTTGATAATCGGTAGCGGGAAAATAGGCGCCCGGAGAAGGATAAGAAAGATTACCACCCACACGCAAATAAGGTAAGGAATTAGGAACAAGGATAATACTCTCTTCTGGAATTATACAATCTAAGAATAGGGTAAAGTTTGATTTTATTTCCTTCCATCCTTCTCTACCATAACAGGTTCCAAGTTGCCCCTCATTCAATCTCATCTCTAAGACTAGTGGATTTGATATTTCAAACTCTCGAAGGGCTTTTTTTATTAATTCTAAAAGTATTTCATCCGCCGAAAGATAATCATTCAACCCTAGAAGTTCATCTAAGGAATCTAGGGAAATAAGGGCGCAACGGATAAATATTTTTCGCTTTAGATCAGTAAGTGTTGTCTTATCCATAATTATTTTCAATTAATCTATGTTATATTGTGGATAGGGTATTGGAAGAAGATTAGGACGTATTGTTGTTGTTATGTCCTTATTACTTAAAAATAGTGTTTCCAATATTTCATCAATTCTATTTCTATCTACCCATGGGATCTTTATTAGAGAAATATTATTTTTTAAACAATATTCTTCTAGATAATTATCTCTCAATACTTGCTTAATGAATCCATCTAAATTTATATGGAAATACTCAACGAATTTATAGTGCTGTAATCCATTAAATTCTATTACTTGATTAGTACTTTTGATATAGAAATCTGGAGTTAAAACAGTTTGTTGTAATAAACTACTTTTTACTGGTATTTTATATTTTCTATCTATATCTTGAGGAGAGAAATATTTTAATAATTTAGAATAGACTATGTTTTCAGACCCTATTCTATTATATTCTTCATAACATTGAGGACACACTGCTAGACCCCTTAATATGGTATTATAATTAACTACAAATGGACCATGTATAGGACAAATTAAAGTAACTTTTCCTTCATAGGTACTATACTCAGTTAATATTCTTGAATAGTCGTAATCAAATTTTTTGTTCTCAATTACTCTTCTATATGCTTCTTCTGGAGAGAGCGTAACACATCTCCTTGTTATTTCAGCTGAGCATTTTTTACAGTTCCAACCTTTTCTAAGGAATCTAGAAATTCTAGTCTTTCCTATTTCATTGTGTTTTTTACATCTAATAATTATATTAAATCTAGTACTCTTAAATAAATTAGGATCTTGTAAATCAACACCAATAAATTCTAGATCCTGACCTAGAAGCTTTAACCTATCTATCGTATTTAGGACTAGTTCTGTTGACTTTTCTGGACTTTTCCACCATTGAGTATTAATTGAGTTTTTTTGCTCTTCTTTTCCACACTCAGGACATCCTATTCTATAAGTATCTTTTAGTTTTGCATAGGTTGTTTCAACTACTATACCATGTATATCACACTTACAATAAATCCTTGTTTGTTTTCCATTTAACTTTCCTACTTTAATTAACTTAAAGGTCGGTCCATGTAAAATTCTAACTCTTTCTATTATTTCTTCAACTCTTTTTGTAATACTTTCTTCTGTTAACTCTTCGTATTTCATATTAGATATAAATGGGGTTGATAATAAAAAACCTTAATAGAAATTAACTTATTACCAACCCCAGATTTTTATTTTATTATCCCTCGAAAGCTTGGTTTATTTCCATCGCCTCATTAAATACTTCAATATATTTAAGAGCACGTTGATATCTGACTTCCACTTTAACCTTAATCTTGTTTTGTCTAGCCAGAGCCTCGTCGTAATTGCAAGTGACTAAGTAACCATCAACATTATACTCCATAGGCATAATAGTATTTTCCATAAAGTATTCAATGGTTTTTCTTACATTTTTACATAGAGTCTCAGAAATTCTCTTACCGATATACTGCTTTAGAATAATCGGCATGGCTTTAGAAATACGAATCATAAGACGAGAATTACCTTCATCATTCATTATCGTATTTTCTGTTTGTTTTGTATAGTTATCATTCATGTTCCAGCTTTGAGTAGCTACATTCCAGATCACAGTATTAATTTTCTTGGAAAGTAGAAGTTGACGAGTTCTTTTATTAAACTCGGTAGCCGGACGTTGATATTGAACCACACCATTATCTTGACCTAGCAGAGGAGCAAACTCTCTATTGTTTCTACGATTCTTTGCAACAGCTTCCCAATAAAGGACACTTGGAGAAGCATAAAAACTCCAACCTAGAGTACCAGTATCAATATCCCAAGGAGAGCTCATATAAAGTTTATAAGAATCCATTGAAATTTTTGAGGCAGCATTACCAATAGTCATATAATTAGTGCTGTTTACTGTTGAAATAGGATAGAAATAGTTATCATTTATAGCTATATTAGCCATATAGTTCTGATAAGATAGTTCTGTATTTCCTAAATCGCATAAACCTTCAGTGGTATAAACTTCGTCTAATACAATCTGATCTAATGCACGTTTAAGATCGGAGTCTGAAATTTTAAGAAGGTTATATTTGGTTGGATCTATTGAAAGATTTAAAAAGATCTGCTGTCTATGTCCAGCAACAGTTACTTCATCATTGTATCCATAATAATTTAGATCTAGATCCTGTAAATTCTCAGGAAGATTTAACTGAATCATAGTCAAAGCATTATTTAACTCAGATACACTTATGTCACCTCTTCCAGAAATATTACCTAGATTAAAGAAGGAGGTAATATTATTTATGCTAGGATCCCAAATAGCAACTTCATAAAAATCCTGATATAATACTGTTTTATCTATCTCTGTCTTTGGATTTAATTCTCCACCAGTAAATGTATCTAAAGTATTAGTAAGTACTGTATAGGGAGAGGGTCCATTTTCTGTTAGAGATGATAACTCAGATTCACTTAAAGATCTAGAAATAACAGCATTATGGTTAAATCTACGAATTCTTACTTTAAGATCAGTAGAGGAATTGAATACATTGATGGCATAATAACTAGCGGGATCAAAACCTGACCAAGCAGCATCATTTAAGTCAATTTTAGTAGAACCATCCTCTGTCTCTGTGACGATATAACACATACCATTATTAATTCTCTTCAGAAGATAGTATTTGACATTTGGGTCTGTTGTATCAGGAAGATTTGGATCTCCTCCAGAAGCATTATTTGGACAGAATGCTACTACATCATTACTTGTGGTAACCGTAGTAGTTCCATTAAAGTAAGTTTTATTACCATCTTCGTCTATCTCAACTGGTAACTTTCTAATGTCATTCCATAATGCTTTTCCTACAAACTCACATGAAGAAGGAAGATTTAAATATGGTGTCTCTTCCCAGACAAGTTTTAATGTTCTTTCATCTCCTTCTATGCCAGCAGTTATATCATCCTCATCTATAATATTCTGAGCCAGATATGCTTCTTTTATTAATAGACATCTGATATCGGGATTACTTCTAGATCCCTCATCGTTCATATCTACAACAATAGTATCTTCATCGTAACCATTAGTTCTAAATTCATAATCTGTGCAGAGAAATTTTGATGTATCATTTAAACTATCAAGAAGATCAGGGAGGTTTCTACAGAGATAATCATATTGAACTCCATCATCGGTTACTCTATTACCAAAGATTCCTATTCCTGATATATTAATACTCCAACCATCACTATCAACATTTGCTTCATCTCCGTAGACATCATCCAAAGCAAATTTAAACGGCCCTACTTTTTTTAGTAACTCTCCATCTCTAATGACATAAACATCTTCCGGATTGTCACTAACTAATGGTCTTACAAAATAAGTATTATTAGCCTTACTCGCTCTAACACACAATAATGAATTAGAACCAGCGAGTCTATATGCATTAGCCCACATAGTAGAAGCTAACGTAGAGTCAGCTCCGGTATATAATTGATCTAAACTCTCTATGTAGGACTGAGTTATTTCTTGAGACGCATAGGTACTTAGAAACTCCGACTGACTTGTAATAAGTGTTGGAGTAGAAGGGCCTGCATCCGATATAAAAGCGACACCAATAATTAAACTTTCACCTGCAGTTCGATTAACAGTCGCAGTTCTTATTCTCTCTTTAACTTTTACATAAGGTTCGAGAGTTTCTGTCCATTGTGCCATATATATTATTCTTTCTTTTTATTATTAACCAACTTCAACTAGATATACAGGGAAACCTGAGTGTATGAACTTTTCTGCTATACCACAGACTAATCCTGCATCCACTGAAGAATCTGAAATTGTCGAAACAACGATATCATTATATTTGTCAGTAGCTCTGGTAACTACATTTGAACTGTTAGGTATATTCTTTACCACATTAGTAGCTAGTTGGGAAAGTTTTGGATCCTTTACTGTATTTATGAGAATTCTAAGCTCATCACTGTATTTTGAAATTACAATACAAACTTTAGTTCTCATTCTGTTAGCTTTCTCGGGATCCAATACATAATCAACTCCCTCCCTATATCCTTTATGTCTCAGATCTAAGAGGATTTTTTCTAGGAGTCTTCTATCAACCGTTTTTGCTCTATTTATTTTTTTGCTGACTTCTTTTGCTGTTCCAACTAAAGCTCCTAGTGCCGCTCCAACAATCAATCCAATAGCAATTCCTTTGGTTTGAGACATATCAGGAACCATCTCTTTTACAGCGATCTGTTTATTATTCTCGTTGGTTACTATTTTTGTTTCTTCGTGTTTTTTCCCGAATCTAGGAATAAAAGTACCAAAAGAACCTCCTATACCTGCTCCAGTTAATGTAGAAGAAAGAATACTAAAATCTTTTTGTCTAAATTTTATCATGTTCTTCCTTTATTATTTTATCTTTTACATCTTCTATGGGTTTTGGTAATGATTTATCTCGTATGTAGGGTTTTTGAGATATTCTTATTAACCTCTTTCTTTTTTTTAGGGCTTGTTTTTTCTCAGAGGTCGTAGAATTAATAGCATCAGTCAATTTATTAGTGGCATCTATTTGCTCTCTCTGAAATTTCTTTTCATTTTTTCCTCTAGAAACATTGATTCCTAAGTTCAAAGCACTAATTCCAGTACCAATAACTCCGATTTCTGCTTTATTATTATCCCAAATATCCTTACCTTTTTCTACAGCTTTATCTATTTTACTACCTCTTCGAAAGATATTAGCTTTTCCAAAGTTTTTTTGTCTAAATATAATCATCTTAGTATCCTCCTTTAGTAACTATATCCTTCTCGTTGGGTCATATTTTGTCTCCAATCTGCTCTTTCTCTACGTAAAGCTTGACGTTGTGCATAACCGAGTCGTTTATTGTAGAAATTAACATCTTGCTTCTTTTCTCTATATTTTTTGAGTCCTTTACCTAAACCTATAGTAGTTCCAATAACGACTCCAGCTATTCCAGTATGTTTAATTCCTCTGAGTAGGGATCTTGTGAGGGCTGGATTAGCAACTCCAGATTTAACTGTAGATGTTATGGCTTTTCTGTTTCCAACTCCCTTTAATATCCCTCCAGTAACGGCTCCAGCACCAGCACCTATAACAGCTCCCTGAGCAGCAGAAGTTAAAGGACCACTAATTCCAGGACCACGCTTCTTTTCCTCAGCTAATATATCAGAATCTTTAGCTCTTTTTAGGTTATCTGTATCATCCCATCGTGTGAATTCTCTTTGGGCATACTCATAACCATCATAAAAAGCTTGATTTATTAGCTCTTCATATATTTTATCATTCATGTTTTACTAGTTTTATTGTTGCACTGGTTGATTTTGGGACTTTTCGTAGGCAAATGCTTTCTTATCTACAGCTTCGAGGGGTTTTCTTACAGCTTTATCTCCCCACTCAAATGGTTTCCATTTAGCAGAGGCCAAACCAATTCCAGCCAAAATTCCGACAGGACCTGTTTTTCGTACAAACTTAGCGGCTTTATTCATCCAAACACCACGTCCTGGTTTTGTCATTTGATCAGCTAATTTCCCTCTACTTGTTTTTCCCATATAAAATCCCCAGTTTTCATACCAGGGAGTTTTTTCAGCGGGAGTTGCATACTGTCTTTCCTCAGACTGTGATTGTTTTATCTGATCTTTAAGCTGTTGTCTTTGGGATAGATAACCAACAGCAGGGAAAGCAGCGCCTAATCCAACAGCCAAAGCAGCTTTTCCAGGAGATCCAGCGGCATCCTTAAATGCTTCCTTACCCATAGTCTTAGCTTTACCCCAGGCAGAATTCATAGTAGCTCTGTTAAGTTTTCCTTTTCTAGCTAACATAAGAGTTCCTGCGGTAGCTCCTAATGTTCCAGCACCTATCAAAACTCCATTCTTTATCTTCTTGCCTAAACTTTTCTTTTCTTTCTCCGGGGTATCTACTGGCGCTCCAAGTTTCTTACGGTCAGCCTGTATTATTTTATCTGTCAAATACCCAGTTCCAGCCATAATAGCACCAGAGGCCATCATATTAGCCATTTTCTGACCTGATCCACGTTCTTTTCCAATATCTACGAGATCACGTCCAAAGTCTCTGGCATTATTTACGGTCTTGGATTTCTTTAACTGGGCTACAACATTATCCATCGTCTTACTTTTAGCGACTTTTCTAATACCTTTAGCGACGGGAGAGAAAACAGAATAGGTTTTTGTTTTTCTTTTTAGTGTTATTGAATAGGTGGTTTGTTGTGGTTGCATTGGGGTAGGAGTAGTAATATTTACTGGATTTCCACTTTTAAGAGCTTTCTCTACGTTTCTATTATTAGCAGCAATTTGACGGCTAATATCTCTACTTGCTTGATCTGCCAGCATTTGTTGTTGCTTAAACTGTTTTGGCATATCAATTGCTCCTTTTACCATAGATACATTAGAGGCTGTAGCTAGTGCTTTCCCTGCAAAACCAAGTATTGAAAATACTTTCTCTCTAAACTGTATCATATCTAAACACTCCTATCTTGTAAACTTTGGCCTGCGTTCTTAAGTCCTCTACCTATACCTCCAGTGATATTCTTACCGGCGACATAACCAGCACCAAGTCCTACGGCACCAGCCAGAAGTCCACCGCCTAGTCCATATTTAATAGCACTCCCAAGAACTTTCGCCCCAGCTAATCCTCCTGCAAATCTTCCTATATTAGAGTCTAGAACACTACCTGTCCCCTTCATAACTCCTCCGGCGGTATTTCCAAGAACATTACCAGCTGCCTCAAGAGCACCAAATGTTTTTCTTTTTAATCTGTATCTTGCCATTTTCCTAATCTCCCATCGTTTAATTCTGTTCTTAGTTTTCTCATCTCTTTATTTAAATCAGTTCCAGCCATTTGTCTTTGGGTATCTAATCTTCCTAGTCTATCAAAATCCTGATCATATTTTCTCCCACGCCTAAATCCTGAAACTCCTGTAGTATTAAGAGTCTTTGAAAACTTACGTAATATAATCATAATTCTAAGAGATATATTTGATATTTTAATCCAAATGGTAGGATATTTATAGCTCTAATGGCATCTTGTATACTACTAAATTCAAGAACTAAGGAACGACTAGCTTTATCATATTTTAAAGCCTCTCCTAGTAATTCTCTTACAGGAATGGATAGATCAAATGGAAGGTCACTATTAAAAGATGCTCCATTATTATTACCATCATTTTTCTTTTTCTTGCTATTAGGACTAAACAATCTTTCTTCTTCAGAGAATAGCTTGTTTTTGAAACTAATCTTGATATTTAGTAGTCGTTTATCGTATACATGTTCGGGGAGTCTAACCTCGTCTGGCATTTTAGCTTTCGCTCCCACCTTAATATACATTCTATATTTATCTCTATGTCCAAATGCGGTAGAGATAACAAATCTTTCTATTACAACACTATTACCCTTTAGTATAGGTAATAATTGTGACGAGTTTATGATTTTAAATTTATTCCGATCAGAGTATTTCATAAGCTCGACATAAAGACTTCTCATAGCATCGTACTCAGAGAATAGTTTTTGTCTAAATTCTATCATATTATCTTACTATTGAGAGATTATATTTTACTCCTAGGATTTCTATAATATCTAAAACTATACCTTTCTCTGGTCTTTCTGCAGTTATGACTCTTGTTTTAGTATCTATGTCTGTAATCCTCATCTGGAATATATCTCGAATTAATTTTTGTGTGTACTTATATAATTCTTTATCCTGAAGCTTTATCTCATATTGACCATCACCATTTCTTATGAATGATCTGAGTACCATGGCCTTTGAGTTAACTCTTGAAACTTGATCCGCTTGGTCTTCTGAGATAGTATTAAATCGAACACCTTGCTTCTTAAGATATTCAACTGCTTCCGGCATAAGATCTTGAATAAGTGTTTTCTTTCTAAATGAAACCATATTATGCGGATTCTAGTTTATTTTAATTTCTTCGATCTTATTATCAGATTCGAACAATTCTGCTTGTATTTCCTCTAAGAATTTATATCGGCCATCCAAAACTTCATAAAAATAAAGCTCACATCTAAATTGGCATTGATATGAAAAATTAGAGTTGTCGTCTTGCTGATATATATGATTAAAGTCCTCTGTTATTTGTCCCCATTTTACTGCCGCTGTCCATCTTTCTCCATATTTATCTGTAGTTTTAAATTCACAGAAATTAGTCAGGATATCTAAGTTATTGTATTTATTTTTAAAATCAAAAAACATAACCATATCTGGAGTTCGTAAAGTAAATTCTATGGGAACTCTATGGGACATTAAATGATCAGTCTCATCGGTACGCTTAGGATGACTATATTTGGATGGAGTCTGATTAAACATGTAAACTATATAAGAGGTTTTTTTCAATGTTTCTTCTTTATTCCATCGGACAAGCTCAATTCCATAGTCATTCAATATTCTCCTAAGCTCTAATATAAATTGATTTTGGTAGTCTATAGCTCGTATAATATAATCATCATATCTTCTCCGTAATACATAAACAGTATCAGAATCAGATTCGAGCTCTATACTTTTACTACCTATAGATATTTTTGGGAAATTCTTAACCGTCCAACACTTAGGTCTAGGTCCGACAGGCTTAAGATATAAAAGATTCCCAGAGTAAAAAAGAAAGTTAATGAATTCTTGATTATCAACATCCTCTTGTGAGACTACTATTGTTGTATGATTGTAATCTTGAACTACTCTAGACTCACAATCCCCTACTATTATCAAATTTATTATGTGGGGAGAAGAGGTAAGTTTTCGTAGTTTTAATCCATTAAGAGATACATAAACATCTGAAAACCTAATTGCTTTATTCGTTGGTTCTAGTACTTGTGAAGATCCTATTTTATCTATCCCAAGGAACCCAGCAACCGAGTCAGATGTACTTCCTGGAGTATAAGTCAAAGTAATAGTAGAGGTGTTTTTATCTTCAACCAGAGAAATGGTATTTCCCTCTACTACCTTATAATACCTACACCCAGAATTAATTTTTATTCCTTGGTAGATAAGTTCATTCATTTATTCATTTTTTTACTGTTGCTGTTCCTTCTTCTTTGCAAAGGTTTTTCTTTTCAATGTATAAGTAGTAGCCATGTCATTCTTTTTTACTTGAGAAAACATTTTACTTCCATCACTTTGTTCTGAAGCTTTACTTACAACACCCTTAGCAGCAAGCCCAGTACCAACAGCAAGAGTTCCAGCAAGAGCAAGGGGTTTTCCTACTCCCTTGACTACGTTTCCGAACGCACTTCCCACAGATTTATTGGTGGCAGGATTTATGTTTACGGTTTTTTGTGTAGCTAAATCAAAGGCCTGATTCGTTTTACCTGTTGCAATATGTCCTAAATTACTCCAGTTATTAGCTCCGATGATTCTTCCAAGCGTAGAACCAGCAAATCCTCCTCCAACTCCAAACAGTTTTCTCTTTAATGTGAAAGTTGTTTTACTCATAATTTTTATGTAGATTAATAATAAAAACCCCCTATCACAGGTTTAATTGCAATAGGGGGTCTTATTGTTATGATTAGAGAGATTAGAGTCCAACGGTGAACTCAACTTTCTGAACGAGCTCTGGAGCAAGATACTTAGTACCTTCCTGATAATAAATACCAGAAGCCATTTGAGTCGGATTATTATAGTTACCAATAGTTGGGGTGTCGGTTAGAGGCATATAAATACCACGAGCAAGAGGAGCCATCTGACCATCAGCGGTCTTATGGATAGCATAGAAAACACCCTTCTGATATTTTTTATTGTCTTCAGTAGTTTCTATAGGCTCAACAATATCATCACTACGAAGAACGGGAATACCATCATACCAACCAAGTAGATCGGAGATATAGGTCATCTTCTCATTTCTCTTAAATTTACCGATAATTCCACCTTTCTGGAACTGTGAGGCAGCTTGAGTGCCAGCAACATAAGCAGTAGTGGTAACACCCTTGACAGCTCTCTTAGCAAGAGCAGTTTCAACGTTAATCAGATAAGCGTCGAATAGGTCGACTCTTGAACGATAGTCAGTAAAGGTAACATTATTAGCAGCACCAGTAGATGTGGTATCGAAACCGATTCCTCTAGCTGAGAGGTCTAAGTCATCCATTGTGTTGCCATTATAACCCTCAACAAGAGTAGAAACGAGCTTATAGTTAATCATCTTGGTGTAAAGCTCACGAAGTTTGGTGAACAGGAATGAAGCCATGTCAGCACCAGTAGCTTTCTTCATGGCACCAAGAGCAGCAATATTATATTCAGCGACTAGCATATCAGGAACAGTCGAGAGACCAAGCTGCTGCATTTTAGCTAGGAAGCGCTTGTCATTGGCGTGGGCATTAGTTGAGCCAGTGGTATTGCAAGGAGTACCAGTGACATCCTCTTTACCGACAATTGTGATAGAAGCTTTTGCATGAGAAGTAGCGTTATCAGCTGGGACACTGGCTAGAGTAAAATCAACTTTACCATTCAGATAGTTAAGACTACCAGCGACCATAACACCGGCTTTGGCCATGAAGTTACCCTGACCGTCATCAACGAGCTCATAATTACCTTTACCACCAGCAACGGGGTCAACAACTTTCACGCGAATAGTACCAGGGATAAGCTTACGACCAACAAGAGTACTATAATTAGTGCCATTAACGGTAACCTCTAGCTGGAAATTACCCATGCTATTAATATCCTTGTAGTTATCAGGACCCAGGTTAGGAATAACATTTCTCATGTCGGAGACACCAAGAACATCAAACCAGTAGAAAAGACCATTGGGTTGATCAAAGTCACGCTCGATAGACATAAAGCCAGCAAAAGAGCTAACATAAGAAGCAACTGAAGCATTAAAATACTGAGTGCTCAGAAGAGGAGTCTCGGCATAACCAGAGAAAGTCTTCTGTAATAGATTAGCACCATTAGTACCAAAAATATCAGCCTTCATTTCATCATTTCTCGAGAACATCTTAGCATATTCACGAGCACGAATTCTAGCGTCATCAAGAGACACTGAGCTATTTTTCAGAGCGGTCATCATCTCATCGCTCTGCATGTGTTCTAAATAATTCATATATTTCCTTCTTATTTTTTGGGTTTATTTTCCAATCTCCTGACCTAACCAAGAGACTAGTGTATCATTAGTGTTATTTATCGATTCTTCAACTTCATTGGCACTAAACTGAGCCTCCTGAAGTTCTGCCTGTTCGTCTTCAGCCGGAGTATTCTTAGCCTCTATAATAGCATTTACAGAGGTATTCGTAGCATCACTAATTGCCTGTACCGCAGCAAGGGCGGCATCTTCAATGGCCTCTACACTAGGAGCAGCCTCTTCTCCCTGCTGGAGGGGAACAAGGTTTCCATTTTCATCATAGACGGCCGGGACAACCTCTGGCTCTGGGGCGGCAGCGGCATTAACCTCAGCGAAGAACTTATCTAAGGGATTAGCAGAGAACTTCTTCTCTTCATCTTCATCCCCTCCGATCAAATCAGCAGCAGTTTCCTCACTGATAGGAGCTAAGTCAATATCATCTTCGGACACAACGGCTTTAGTATATTCTCCGTTCTCTTTATCCTTGATGACAGCGGTTTCATTGTCGATGGGAGTAATAGTCTCACCCTCAGTCTCAACAACCTCACCTTCCTCAACGGCCTTCTCAATATCAGCCTCATCAGCCTCCTCAGAGAATAAACGACACATATAGTCAGTCATATCCTCATTCTCACTGAAGAATTTAGTCTCCTCAGCATTTGAATAAGTCTTCTCTTCAGTCAGATCAGCAGCTTCTTCTTCGCTTATCGGTTTAAGGTCAATATCATCATCAGTCATTGTGGCCTTAGTATATTCACCGTTCTCTTTATCTTCAATAACAGCAGTCTCATCATCAACCGGAGTAATAATTTCAGAATCAGTTTCAACTTGCTCATTATTTTCAATGGCTTTCTCAATATCAGCTTCATCGGCTTCCTCAGAGAAAAGTCTGCACATATAATCAGTCATATCCTCATTCTCACTGAAGAATTTAGTCTCTTCAGCATTTGAATAAGTCTTCTCTCCGGTTAATTCATCAGCCTCTTCCTCACTGATAGGATTGCAGTTCATACTATCACCATCAATAACAACCTTAGTTAATTCACCATTATCTTTATCCTCGACAATAGCAGTATAATCGTCGACGGGAGTTATAATTTCAGTGTCAGTCTCAACCTCATCACCACCCTCGATAGCATTCTCAATGGCGGACTGAGATGCGTCGATATCATTACAAGCCTCACTAAAGAGACGAGTCATAAAAGCGGTGTTATCAATATTATATCTAGTTACAAAGACATCATGCTCAGAGAATTCGACCTGTTCGGGCTCTTCAATCTCCTCAGTGTCTTCAACTCCAACACTTTCGAGGAGAGAAATAGCATAATCTCTAGCTTCGGTTTCATCTTCAAAAACCTGAACACCATCAATACCAATCTCCTGAAGTCTATCCACAAGTTCTTGAGCACTTTCTTCGCTATACTCAGAAGCATCGACTATCTGGTGATTAAACGCATCTATTCCAACAACATGAAGGGGCATAAATTCCTCTTCATTAGCGGTCTCTTCACCTTCCTCGCTAAAATTCTTTGAGTCTAATTCCTGAACATCCATTTCTTCATCATCCATTGTAACCTTGGCTTGATCACCACTATTCTCGTCAGTCACAATAACAGTATTGGGTTCTTCTGTTTTCTCGATTTTTAAGTCTCCAACCTTTGCAGTTTCTTGACTTTCAATGACTTCAGAAAATAGACGCTCACAATAAGCCTGATCACTGAATATTCTCAGAACCACAGTATTATCGGTAGAAACACTGAATTCTTTCTCTTCCTCATCCTCTTCAGATCCGCACTCACAAGGATTTTGTCCACACTCTGGGCAAACATCACCCTCTGCGTTCTCTTCAACAGTAGGAGCAGGAGTTTCATCAGGATTATGATCTTCAACTTTCTCATCAGGAGCTCCAACTTGATCACCAGGAGTCACTCCATCATCTTCCATGTGCAGATAATTCTCCGGTTGGTCTGTAGGGATTTCGACACCCGCAGGATACAGATCATAATTACCATCTTCAGCTTTCTCAGCAATAGTCCGCTCACCGTTTTCATTATCGGTGATTTCAACCTTGCCTTCACCTAAGTCAACATAAGTTAACTCATCCGTGGTAACTGAACCTTTTTGTTTTGCTTCTTCAATATCTCTAGCAACCTGTGAAGTTAATTCCTCATCACCTTCAGCAGTAGCACTAAAGATTCTAGTCATAAATCTTGTATTTTCTGGATTTTTCATACTAATTATTCTATCTATTTATTTTATTTCTATATTATTATCCTTTTCTCCGATTATACCAAGAGATTTTAATTTCTCTATAATATTCTCGGGAGCATCTGGATAACGCTCTTCTATAATACCTTCAAATTCTGGCTTTGACATCGTAGTGCCTCCAAATTCGGCCCCAAGATCACCAAGAATACCAGAATCTTCCAGCCATCCCTCACGATCACCTTCTTTTTTTACTCCATGAACTTTTTTAAGAATGGCAATACACTTAGGGGTCATGTTTAGATTATCAATAAATCCACCAAAATTACCATGACTCTGCATAACTTCGGGGACTAATTCATACTCTTTGGTTACTGAAACAACTAACTTTGAAAATAAACGTGATTCTAAGAAAGCTGTACTGGAAATTTTAATCCCGCCATCTTCAGTAGCTTTTGAAAATCCACGCTCTTCTAGATCAGCTCTTTCTATTTCACTAAAGTTTTTCTCGTATAGATCCTTACTAATCTCTCTACCGGAGAATTCCTTTAGTTTTAATTCAAGGGGATCAGAAGTTGTAGAAAACTCCTTCTGAAAATCCTCTTCAAAAATTGAGCGTCTTTGTCTAGTTTGAACATCGGCTCCACAAACTTTACAATAACCCATGTCCAACTCTTCCTGGCTCAATTCATGTCCACAGTCACTACATAGGACTCGAGAAACTTCAACCTTAGGTTCCTCGCTACTAAATAATTTGCGTCTTGGGGTAGTAGGAGGAACATCACTAAATAATTTACGTCTTTCTTTCTTCATATTACTTTTCCTCCTTTAATTCTTCCTCTTCACTGGGAATATTATCTACATTCTTAAATATCTCGTCAAGAACAGCTTCAATAAATTTATTATATGCTGTGGACAACTTTTGATATCTCATTTTAGATATAAATCCTTGTTTTCTTGATTCTATTCCAGCCATTCTATAGGCCATTTGAAGATCTTGACAAGCGATTCGTAATGATTTTGAAATTGAACTAGCACCTAATAGAGTATTAATTTGCTTGTTCTTAGAAATAACATCATCCGAAATACGATTAAGAATGTATAGAACTTCTGAAGAAACCATTGATTTAAGAATTGTTTCATCTTCAGGTTTTAAATTAGGACCCATGCTTTTTAATACTTGTTTGTAGCTTATTATCATTCTACGAAACTGGAGACGCACACCAAGTTTCCTCTCTCTAAGCTGATCTCTAATTCCAGCCACAGAAAATTCCTTCTGCTCAGGCTGTTCTTTTTTCTCTTCTTCAGTAAATTCTTTCTCTACCAGACTACTCTCATCCTCTTCTGCTTTAATGTCGCTATAAAATGAAAATTCCTTTATCTTAAGCTTAGTAAACTGACCATCAATCTTTGAAGATTTTGGTAGATCAGATATATCAACACCAGCTTCTGTGGGATTCGAAAAAGTTTTTACTTTTATATTAATTTCGTCTGCTGTAGTTGAGAAAGTTCTGTCTTTAAATTCAGCTTTCTCTTTATCATCATATATAATTTCAGTAATATGAGATTCAGGACCAAAACTCGGAGAAAGAGTCCAATCTAATCCCTTAATAAGTTTTATTTTCTTGGCTACGTCGGCTCCGCCATTATTTCTATCAGAACCACTCCACCAAGCCACCACAACGAGACTATTTGCTAAGAATACACCGGATTTTAATAATCCCCGCAATCTTTTTATATTCTCAGCAGCTCTAGAATCAAAATCTTCGGGATCTAAAATGTGTACTTCTGCACTTAGGAAATTCCCTCGTTCAGTCTCTTCTATATAAAATTTCTTTACATAGTGGGTTGGAGTCGAAATTCCGTCGGCTACAAGAAGTAATTGATCTGAATCCCCAATCTTCTTTTTTATTATAGATGCATCACCTGCAGATTCAGGCATACCATCTACTCCCCTACTTTTGTGTGTTAAACAACCTAGGGTTGATCTTGTAGCTATTGATCTTTTATAATCTTCGCTCTCAAGATACTCCCTTACAGCAAGTTCGGGGATTATTGAATTATCTGCTGCACGCTGACCTAAAGGGCAACATCTAACTTTTACATCCATTCTATATTTTGTTTTAAGGTTAATCTCGAGGACACTTTTAATCCTCTAACTCTTCTATTACGTACTATTATTATTATTTATTATCTTCCACAACATACAATGCATCATAGTCGATCAGCATGTGTGGGTCAATTCCTTCTATAATTGTTTTTGTGAGAAAATTTGAGATATTAGAATACTCATTAAATATGTATGGAATTTCTACTAAGTAGATTAAGTTATTCTTACAATAATCCCTTAATTCAATATCTCTCTGTAGTTGGGCCTTAAAGTCATCCTTTGTTTTATGAAATACACTAACATATTTATAGTGCTGAACACCATTATATTCAATAATAATGTTCTTAGTAGTATTGGAAATATCTTTTAAGTAAAAATCAACTCTTATTTTACCACCACTCCTTCCAAATGTATTATCCAACCAAATCTCTCTTTCAAACTGAATACCTTGTTCCTTAAGAAAGGTATAAACCATCCTCTCTCCAGAGGACATCGACCTATTTGGATTCCCGGCCCCACATAAATGGCTATCAGGGGTTTGAAAGAAAAACTCGTCAAAAATCGGATCATATATTTCTATAGGGGTTTTTGCATTTACATAATTGACTCTGTAATATAAGTATGTTCCTTCCCCATGCACTTCATTTGCGCGGTGAACAAACTCTTCTGTGGTTAATTTAATACTTCCTCCACATCTAGGACAACCAACTCCACTAAGATGATGGCCAGCTCGTTGAAGAAATTCTCCATGAATTGGGCAAATTATTATCACATCTTTCATACGATTAATATAATTTACCTTACTATAATCATATTTATCTCCATGGATCTCTCTTGCACGTTCAATAAACTGTTCAGTTGTTAATCTAACTTTTCCAGCACAAAGTAAACAACCGTGTCCAGATAAGTGTTGAGATGGTGTTTGAAGAAATTCTCCATGAATTGGGCAGATTATTTTCACATGAGTATTTGCATTAATATAATTTACCTTACTATAATCATATTTATCTCCATGGATCTCTCTTGCACGTTCAATAAACTGTTCAGTTGTTAATCTAATATTATTAGCACACAATGGACAACCACTTCCGGATAGATGTTGAGATGGTGTTTGAAGAAATTCTCCATGGATAGGACAGATTATTATGATTTTAGTATTATTATTGACATAATTTACTTTACTATAATCATACTGATCTCCATGAATTTTTCTAGCCTCAACAATAAATTGCTCCGTCGTATGTGTTCTATGCTTACTATATAACTCCTGACCACATTTCTGACATCTTCCTCTAGTTAAAAAATTAGAAGGATTTATCTCAAAGTCACCATGTCCTTCCACTAAGCAAGTTATGATTACTTTTTCATGAGCATTTTTATACTCAGTCTTGCTATAATCAAACCTATCACCAAACTTCCTCAAACCTCTCCTTATAAACTCTTTCGTCTTCTCATCTTTCTCACTGTATTTCTCGTTTATAATTTGATTTATTTCTTCCTCACTTAAATTTTCTTTATACTCTTCACACTTACATTCTTCACAACAACAATTTTCTTCATGTGTAGCTTTTAATAATCTTTCTGTCAACAAACTCATAATTTTATTCTTTTTATATTTATTCTTAAACTCATTTTTAAAAAGGGAAGGATGTTTTTTAAGTTGCGCAATATTATACACCCTCCCCCGAATTAATTATGAGTTTAATTAGATCCGCAGTGTAATCGAATACTACAACTATTTCATTGCTGCGGATTATATTTTATCTTAACAATCCACTATAATATTCAGGGAAGTCAGTTTTTATTATTTCTGTTATTAATTCTTTTCTACTCAACCTACCAAAACCCCCTATTATAATTTCTTGGTTATTGTAGGTTATTTTGTATTTTTTCTTCAACCAGCCTAAACACTCAATCTTTACTACCTTATCTAAACCTTCATATAATACTTCTTCTATTTCTTTAAGGGTTGTTCTAGGGAGGGTAAAATCATTCTCCATAATACACCCTTCTCCTATAAAAACTGGGACATAATCTAGTTCTATTTCTCCTCGTATAGTCCAAGTATCGTCAAGGTTATATTTTTTGAGGTTTAAGAATGAAGGAAGATAGGCTACAAGAGAGACTAAAAGACTGGAAGGAAAGTAAATACCAAACCTCTTATATTCAGGGATTTTCTTTTTTATCTTAAATGCTACTGTTTTCATTTCCCTACCAAAATTCAAAGGTTATATAGTCTTTTAAAATTCGACCTATAATCCGTTCCTTTTCTTCGGCTTCTAATTTAAAGTCCCCAGTAAGTAAATAAGTATCTGGTAATATGACGGCCTTATAATTTTTTGGTAATTCTTCAGGTATTTTCCAGTCCCCATCTCTTAAAATATCAAAACTTTTCTCTGCCTTTTCTATGGAGCTGGGAATAAATACTGCTACCTTTGATTTATAGGCTGGACAAAAATCAGAAGCAAAAGGACGAGAAAATCTAGTTAATGAAGATATTGGTTTTCGTCTTATATCCTCTACTACCAAATAACCAAAATAAATCTTCATAGCCTTTGTTTTTTAATTAGATCCGCAGTGTAATCGAATACTACCTCCCAAAAAGGCTGCGGATTACAAAATAATATTAAAAGATATGAATTAATTGAATGAAGTTCCCTAAGATGCCGAGGTTGTTAAATATATTAGTGATTGGTTGGGTGTAATATAACTGAAACTCTGTATTAATCTTTACCCACGACATCCTAACTTTATCTATATATTATTTTGTGGATGTGGTTTTTACTGTTGAACTTGGGGTGTAATCGAATACTACAACCTTTTATTTCTGTTGCCCCAAGTTAGTTATTAGAAAGGAGATTTTTTTTATATTAGTTTAAAATATTCCAACCTTCTTTGCATTCTTTAGATATTCATAGTGACTTTTTAAATCACCATGTCTATCCTTTTTTATCTGTTTTAGTTGGAGAGGGTCGGTTTTTGCTCCAACAACTTCTCTTCTAAATACACTTTTACCTACATTTGGTCTACTTTCAAAAGCCTTAGTAAAACCACTTGGCATCATTGAATTAATACCCTTTGGATTTCCTACCTTCGTGAAAAATTGTTTGGCTTGATTTGGATTAACATAAGCAAATTCTCTCTGGGCATATTCGTATCCTTCACAAAATGCACGTTCCAAGAGTTCATCCAAGTCTTCATTTCCTGTACTATAAAGCTTCTCATCATAGTACTCATCATAATCACTGTACAATTTAGTTATTTTCATTATCTCTTTACTTTCACATACAGGGATTATTGTTATTTTCACCTATTACCCCCCCCCCTGTATGCTATTTTTAACAAAGGGAGAGATAATATATATATCTTAATAAGCGATAGTTATTACATAAGAATCAATCCACTTAAACGCGTCTTGTAGTGAATCTGTTTCATATTTTATTTCAAAGTTTTTCTTCCCAAAGAGTCTATTTACTCCTCTACTAATTAATGCAAGGGGAGCAGTTTCGTGAGTTACTTTAAATACTCTATCAGTAGAATTAACAAACCAACTTATAGTAAAATACTCAGATCCTCCAGTGATTGCAATAACTGCTCTTTCTTCTTCGGCGTGTCTTATTGATGTAGGCTCTTTGCCTGTTCTAAGTTGTTTTAGTATATTTTCTTTTCCACATAGATTAACACTAGTTCCCCTTTGGGTATCATAACTAGTGTAAATTTTATCTTTTACACTAAACTTATTACATATCGTAAAATATCGTAATAAATCCTCTGGTAGCTCTATTTCGTAATTTCCTTTATCTGGTCTTGTTGTATTTAAATTTTTACATAACCAATCTGCCAGATCCTTGTTGTGTCTGGAAAATAAACCAAACTCTTTTTGCCTTAATATTCTCATACTCTTCTCTTCTCTTTTGTTTTAGATCTAGGAATCCACATTAAAGGGTAGACTTAAAGTCATTCCTAGATATTACTTTATTTAGTGTTTGATACGTCTAGTTGCATATTTCTTGGCATACTCTTCCTCAGACATTTCGCCTTTTGCAACCTTAGTAGTATCTCTATCTTTCTCTATCTCTTGATCATGTAAACCACTGGGATATTTCTCAGCCTTATCACTTCTCTTTTTATATAGGTGATGATTCAGGGCAGTTAAACCAGCTCCAACTGCGGCTCCACCAGCGGCACCAATAGCAGCACCTTTTCCAGTTTTGCCAAGTGAAGATCCAGCAAGAGCACCAACACCAGCACCAACAGCGGTCTCGGCCGGAACAAGAACCTTAGCAACTCTTTTAGTATTCTCTTTATTAGCCTTTTTTCTAACCTCAGGATCCTCAGAGCTCATATCTTCTACATTCTTATATTTCTCCGGGTTCTTTCTATAAGACTTTCTCTGAGCTAGAATAGTATCTCTATCATATTTACTAATACCAAGCTCTTTCATCTTTCTATTGGACTCTCTACGCTCTTTTCTTTCATCCTTACCAAACTCTCTCTGAGCATATTCATAACCATCACAAAAAGCTCTTTCAAGAAGTTCGTCGAGCTCATCATTACCAGTGCTATATAATCTAGTACTTAGTCTTTCGATTTTCATAACTTTCTACGGATAACTTTCTTTGCACCCTGTTTAATAACTTTTGCACCAGCAGCAAAGTCCTCTTTTGCTTTCTCAGTCATTCCCTTAATACCCTTGGCAGCTTCTCTTCTTGCCTCTTTTGTTAAAGGAATACCTTCATCAACGAGTTTCTTTCCTTTTTCCATTGTCTTTTCGTACTCGGATTTCTTGGCGTAAGAATTATTAATTTTATAACGCTTTCCACTCTTATTACTAGTTTCAACTTTAGTGGAATTGATAAGTTTCTTGCCCTCTTCTTTTAAGTTCTGACCTTTCTTATCGATAGCATTTTCACCAAGTTTAGCAACACCGGCGAGAGTACCGGCACCAACAACAGCAGTACCTCCTACACCTGCGGCAACCTTAGCCCCAGTATGTTTCTTCTTCTTAGGTTCTTCAGCTTCTTCCTCTTCAGCAAATTCTCTCTGTGCATATTCATAACCCTCACAGAAAGCACGCTCTAGGAGTTCATCTAGTTCGTCATTACCAGTACTATAGAGTCTCTCCTCCTCTTCCTGGACATTCTCGCTGTAAAATCTTTCAGCAAATTCTCTTCCGTTAATCATAATTCTCTTATTGTTTATTTTTTTTAGGAAGTATATTCTTCTCTCCCGTTAGTCATATTATTAGCCCAATCTTTCTTTTCACGTCTTAGGGCCTGTTTCTTTGCATATCGTAGACGTTTATTATAGTGGTTTACTTCTTCAACCTCTTTCTGACGTTTATTAGTAGCACCTAGAGCAAGAGTACCAGCACCGATAGCAGCAGCAATAGCAACATTTTTTTTACCACCGCGTTTCACAAGTTTCTCGGCAATTCTTTTGGCTTCTCCTTTTCCTTTTTTTCTTATGATCTTACTGGCTATGTGTCCAGCAGCACCAGCACCAGCTCCTGCAATTGCTCCCGCACCAGCAGCACTCACAATCTTTCCGACTCCCGGTTTTTTCTTTTCTTCTTCAGCCAGGATATCCGAGTCTTTAGCTCTTTTTAGGTTGTCAGTATCATCCCACTTTGTAAAATTCTTAGTTCTTAGGATTAACATGATTTTAATGGGTTATACGTATTATTCTCGGAGTCTAATTCTTGTTTTGAATTTTCTACCCCTTCAGTAAATGTTTTTTCTTTAATATTTTCTTCGTCGTACATAATAAAAGCTATTTCGGCATAGCTACAGGATCTACACCTTTTGATCTAGTTTTATATAATCCAACGTTTTTAGGAGTGTCTTCAAGGTTCTGCATTTTTTGGGTCTGAATTCTTGTTTTATCTTCATGCATATCCTTTTGCATCTCCATTTTCTGTAGTTGTTGGATTTGTTTCATTCTAGCCTTTGCCGCATCTGCCTCTATTTTTTGTTTTGTTCGTTGGTTAATCATGATCTGTCTTTGCATTCTCATATTTTCCAACTGTATATCTCTAGGGGTTAATTGCTGCGGTTCTTCTACGGCTGCAAATCTTTTCTGTCGTATTATTTTCATATACCAAGCCCTCCATTCTTTTGTTCTGGGGTTTGCTGCTGAAGAATAGACGGATCAATACCAAGTTGTTCAAGCTGACTATTAACTTTAGCTTTGGCAACTTGTATATATTGTTGTAAGGTCTCTTCGTTTATCAGATTCTCGGTATTCGGATCTATGTCTTTAAGCAGATTATGTACGTAAGTTAAGTATGCCTCAGGATCTATCAGAGGAGAAGCAAAGTCTAATGTTTGTAAGGAGGTTTGTAGGATATTTGAAATTCCCTGTACCAAACCATTAATACTCTCACTCTGGTTGATCTGATTATTATATTCTACACTAGTCTTCTCTGATATGTGAAGTTTAATAAGTCCAGGATCAAGTTCATTCCCGTAAAGAGTAGAATATATAGCACAGACCAGATTAGTTACCGAATCCTTTATACCAGCCATAAAAGCAGCGACTCTAGAATTGGCTCGTTCAGATTGTTGGAGAACCTGCCATTTCGAGCCAGAAGTTGAGTCGATAATAGTGGCTGGAAGACCTAAAGGACCAAGAACATTATTTTTACATTGGTCTAAGGTCTGCATAATGTCTAGAAGCTTATCACTCAACTTATCTAACGGCAACATACTATTCTTTCCGCCGAGTGTTGAGTTATAATCCGGAATAAATTTGGCAGACTGGGTTAGAGTATTTTCTATAAAGCTGACAACATCGAATTGAGAGGTTAAGAAAGAACTTATCTCATTCGTATTATTAGCCAGTTTTGTAGCTCTAGCACACAATTCATTAGCAGTTTCGAGGGGTACTGATTTATCGAACTGAAGGAGGAATAATTGGACGGAAGTAAGATCACGTAAAGAAATAAGAGAAACTAGCAATTCTTTAATCACTAATTCCTTCACTTTTATAATCAAACTATAAAATAACGGTTCTGATGCCATATACGACTCTTTTCTCGTTACTTTATCTCGTGTTCCTTTCTGTCCCTTCCCATCTTTCGGCTTCTCTAACCACTTCTTATTTTTATCTTTCCAATCCGGCGCAAGATCATTCACTAGACGAAGATTTGAAGAAGCTATATAGATCATTTCTCGCTTTGGGATCTCATAAATTACATTGTCTTCACCCCTTGCTAAAAATACTTCCTCTGTATCCTCTCCCTCTTCTCCACGCTTTCTTTTTATAACAACAGACAAAGGATCAAATAACTCTTCTACCCTAAATCTCTGGTGTCCAAGCTCATCCCTCGTAGTTCTTAACATACTATAATAACCTCCATAAAAGACATAATCCTGTATATGATCTCGTATAAAATCAAATATTCGTATATCTTTTACTAAGACATCATTAATTCTCTGAGTTTTAGTTTCATCCTTATTTCCTTCCTCATCTAAAATCGTAACTAGCTGAGCTCCATTAGAATCATCAGCTAAAAAGTTTATTATATAATCAGCAAAGAAATTAGTAGCTAACTTCGAAATATCTAAAAGCTGATAACCTTTTAACTCCGACATTTTCTCATAATAAGACGATAATCGGGATGAGGGCATGTAATTTCCTAATAATGGCGACTTTCTATCCATATTATCAAAAATTCTGGATTGAGTAGTGCCACCTATAGGAGAATATCCACTAGAACCATAAACGTTAGACCTTAGTGCAAAACGTCCCGATCCTAAAGCAAATGACCCGAATATCTTTTGTACTAGGTTTTCGTTTTCTCTCTTCATAATTTAATTCCATATAATTTTTAAGGACTCACACAAATTTAATAGAGAGTCCGGTTAAAATAAAATGTAAAGAACAGCAATTTTCTCTACATATATAAGGGTTTGATAAAAAAGTGGGTAAAATAAGTGGTCGGAAGCGTTTTGTTAATTAAAAAAATCCCTAAAAATCACTAAAAATACCCCCAAAAAACCAAAAATAAGTGGTCGTAAAAAATTGAGGGTCTGGAATGGGAGTGGAATGGGAATTTAAACTTGCTCTAAAATAAAGTTTAGCGAAGCGATCTAAACTTGAATATAGAGCGAATGAAGGGTGAGAGAAGGCCTTCCCGGGGCCACAATCCTATTTCGCTCAGTCTGACGACTTTCGCTACATTAACGGATTGAACCCCTTCTCTCACTCACTTTCTATCTCCTCCTAAAAAATCCTAAACCTCGAGTGTCTCTCGGTTTTTAACGGATTTTTCTTAACGGAGGAGGAAAGAAAGAATTTTAGAATGAGACCCCTATTGATTTTATGGAAAAAGGGAAAGGGTACTTACATATATAGTGACGTAAGTTTTTTAGATTGAAATTGGGAAAATGCAGTTATAATGACATAAAAACCTAATAAATGAAAAGTTAAAGTTATCCATTCCAGACCACTCCAAAATAGGTCTGGAATGGGGATAAAATAGGAAAGAATAATATAACGTAGATTTGTAATAATCTGCAAAATAAAATAAATTGATATGACAGAATATGATGATTTTAATGAAATGGATAGTAAAATGAATATTATCCATATTGATGTTCCGGAGGGTATTGAGTATATAAGTGAATGGAAAGAATATACATTACCTCCAGAACATTCTATTTTAGATAAAACTATTTGTGGTTGTGGTTTTACCGAATATTGTCTTAATAATAATATTCCAACTATTTTATGTTCTCCCAGAAAGAAATTATTAGAGAATAAAGAAGAACAACATAATAGTGAAGAAGGTAGAAAAAGAGGGTTAAGTTGGGTGTATTATTTTAGAAATGACTATGAGAATAACATAGAATTTGATGGTAGTAAAGAAATAAACACTCCCTTCGGTAGATCTTCATCCAACTTTCTTTCAGAAATTCAAACACAAGAGAATTTAGATGAGATAGAGAAAGATAAGAGGGTGATGTATATAAGTAAGATAAAGAATGAGTTAAGAGAATATGTTTGGAATTGTAAAGAAAATAATACTCCCTTTAAAATTATTGTAACTTATGACTCCCTTTATCATGTCCTTAGTGTATTATCTAACTATTACTCCTCTGATGAATTTTATTGTATTGTAGACGAATTCCAATCAATTTTCATGGATGCCTCATTCAAAGCTACCGTTGAATTAGATTTTGTAGAGGATTTAAAGTTATGTAAAAATGTTCTTTACCTATCAGCTACGCCAATGTTAGAGAAGTATCTCATTCAATTAGAGGAATTTAAAAATCTACCTATGTATAAGCTTATTTGGCCTGAAAATAGAATAGAAAAGGTTAGAACAGAACTTAGGGTAGTGAGAAGTATAAATAATGAAATAAAAGAATTGGTGGAAGATTATAGAAATGGTAAAGGAAAAGAAAAAGTATTACCCACCGGAGAAATCAAATACTCCAGAGAACTTGTTATCTTTGTCAATTCTATCAAATCCATCTGTGATATAATAAAGAAATGCAACCTAACTCCTGATGAAACTAATATTATTTGTGCTGATTCTGGAAAAAATATAAAAGCCCTAAAAAAAGTTAAACATCAAGTTGGTAATATTCCTACTTATGGTCAATATCACAAAATGTTTACTTTATGTACAAGAACAACATACTTGGGTGCTGATTTTTACTCTACTAATGCTTTTACTGTAGTCTGTTCGGACTGCAATATCCAAACTATGACTGTTGATATCTCTTTAGATTTACCACAAATTTTAGGTAGACAGAGATTAAAAGAGAATGTGTTTAGGAATGAAGCTCTACTATTATACAAAGCAGAGACAAAAAAGATGGCTATAATAAATGAAGATAGACTGGTAAATGATGAAAAAGTAAAAGAAAAAGAAGAGAAAACACTAGAAATGCTGAAAGGATATGAAACGATGACAGATATCCAAAAGGAATTATGTGCAGAAAAGTGGGCTAGGGATGATAAATTATATGAGAAAGATTATATAGGTGTTTCTAAGCGTACAGGAAAAGCAACATTTAATTTCCTAGTTAAAATAGCTGATCAAAGAGCTTATGATGTTTCCCGGAGAGAATATATAGATGAGATAACAATTAAAAGAGGAATTGAGAGTATAGGTAGTGCAAACGTAGTAGTAAATGAAAAAGATAATATTACAGAAGCCATTAAATATTTTAGAGAGGAGTTTAATAGAGATAATAATTTTGTTAGGAGAATGAAGATGTTATGTGATTGTTATTTTGCCGATTCTAATTTCTTTACTGACTATGACAAAATCTTACAAACTATTATTCCTAGAGAATACTACAATTATATTAATCTTCTTGGTTTTGAGAGAATTAGAGCATTAAAGTACCAAGAATTAGATATACAAAGAGAAATAGTAAATATTGATTTCCTCAAAAAAACCTCTCTTCCATCTCTCTTTATTGTTGGTTCAAGGTATTCTAAGAAACAAATAAAAGAAATGTTAAGAAAATATTATGAAGAGAATAATATAACCAAAACTCCGAAGGCTACTGATCTTGGAGAATATTTTAATCTTAAACCTATTAAATTAAAATTAGACGATGAATGGGAACATGGCTTTGAAATAATAAGTTTAAAGGAGGAAAGTGTATGATTTATGTAATGAGAAGTGCAGCTTTTAAGGGTGACAGCTATGAAACTATAATAAAAATAGGATATACTGGAGAGAAATCAAAGAAGTCTAGATTTGACTCATACTTAACAGAAAATCCTACCATAAAGGTTCTTTACTTAATTCCTTACGGTACAACTAGGGACGAGAAGAATTTACATAGACATTTTAAACAGTATCTTCTTTACGGTAATGAATGGTTTAAAGATGTCCCAGAGATAATTGAATTCTTTGAAAACCATAAAACCAAAGAATCATTAAAAGAATTAGAGATGTGGAAATTATCAAGTGTTCAAAGAAGGAAAAGTTCTGAAAATAGAAGGGATAATAAAGATAAAATTCCTCTTATTAATGTTTCTGTTAATATTATACTAAGAGGAGAATTAGATAGAAAAAGAATAAAAGAACTTGAATGCTATTTGTGGTATAGATTAGATGATTTTTGGGATATTATAAGGGAAGAGTTTGGTGAGTATGAGGAAGAAATAAGAAGAGGTATAGAAGACATAAACATAGAGATTAATAATTCTAATGCCTATACAGAAATATATGATCATCTTATATCCGAGTTTAATAAAGATAATGATTTTACACGAAGGATGAAGATGTTATGTGATTGTTATTTCGAGAATCCTGAATTTTTTACTGATTATGCTAAAACTCTTCAAACAATTATTCCTTTAACTTATCAAAACTACATAAATACTCTAGGTTTTAAGAAGATAAGAGCCTTAAAATATCAAGAATTAGATATACAAAGGGAGATATCAATATATCAGTCTCTTAATCCCACATCAATTATGTCCCTTTTTAGTATTGGATCGAAATACTCTACTCAAGTAATAAAAGGGTTGTTAAGGAAGTATTATGAAGAGAATAATATAACTAAAACTCCTAAAGCATCTGATCTAGAAAATTATTTTAATCTTCGTCCCTGTCAATTTATAGACAAAGAATTAGGAAAAAAGGTTAATGGATTTGAAATTATTGGTTTAAAGGAGAAATAATAAAACCCTTATAAATAAAGTTGATTTATTTAATATGATAATAAGATCATTTATTATGGACAAAATAAACGAAAACAACTTAAATTCAAGAAAACAATGAGCTGGGAAGATAAATGTAAAATGGTATCACTGCTTAATGAAAGAAATTATAAAGAAGCAAAGGCTCGCTACTCTTAACAAACCACTTAAATCCGATAAATAATGACAGACCGAGAAAAAATATTAGCCGAGATTGAACGGCTGAAAGCGAACTATGTTCCGAAAGTAAATGAAGAATATAGAGGGTTTGCTGAACATCTCTTGGATATTATAATTGATGACATCAACTCCCTCCCCGTCAAATATCAGAGTGAGGACTTAGATGTAGAGATCAACCTCAAATACAAAAGCAATAATGCACTTATGATGCCAATTGGGGATTTTCGAGAGTTAATTCTTCACTTTACCGACTGGCAGAAATCTCGGGTTATCAACGAGGCTTGTGAGTGGCTTCAAAAACACATAAATGATTACCTCGTGCATGGTCGTGATATTGACTTTTTGTACGATGACTTTAAAAAAGCAATGGAAAAGGAGGACTAAAAATGACAGACCAAGAAATAATTTATAAAGCAATTAGTGAAGTGGTAAATACAGATAAACCAAGTGAATTTGCTGCTCACAATAGCACATGCTATACTATCGCCAAATATGTGTGCGAAAAGTTACGGGAAGAACTAAACCCACTCCCAACCGAGCAGCCGAGCGAGGACTTAGAATATCTTGCTACGTCTTTAGAAGAGACTATTGGCACATCACCTCATTCAAGAGAAACAATTATCTCTTATCTGCAACAAGCTGCCGACTGGCAGAAAAAGAGAATAATTGATAAAGCTTGTGAGTGGCTAAGGATGTGCGTTGATGTGGCTAATCAGATTGTGGAAGACTTTAAAAAAGCAATGGAAGAATAAAAATGAGTAGAGAGATACTTTTCAGAGCCCGACGCCTTGACAACGGGGAGTGGGTTTACGGAGATTTATACCATCAAAAGATATGTGGCAGAATCTCGCCTACTATCCATACCACGGATTATACTGGAGGTTGTGTTATTCCGGAAACCATTGGGCAGTACACGGGGCTGATCGACAAAAATGGCAACAAGATTTTTGTGGGTGACATAATAAAATGCAACAACATGATTGAAGGGTATAAGTATATCGGTCTTGTTGATTGGGACAAGTGCAACCCATCAATGTGTATCCGTTACAAATCCAAAGGCCGGGTTATCCATGTAGAATACGACTTTATCCATTGTGGGAATATGATTATAGAGCTTTTGGGAAACATCCACAACAACCCCGAACTGTGGAAGAATGCAAATTTTCATAAAACAAAATAATAGGAGATAAAAATGAGTATACAAGAAGAAAAACAATTAGTATTAAGAGATCTTTGTGCAAGAGTTCCGCATTCTCAGTTTGTAGATATAGACGGAGAGATTAAAAAATTAATAGCTATATCTAATACTTTTATCCATTTTTCAGATCTTACTGATGATGATTTAGACGGTATTTTTGATCTTGACTGTTGTGTTGTTAAACCCTATCTTCGTCCAATGTCTTCTATGACGGAGGAAGAGAAGAAAACTTATGAATCATTTATTATTGGTATTTCGAGTGATGAAACTGGTGCTTGGGAATTAACTGATTGGCTCAATAAGAATCACTTTGATTATCGTGGGTTAATTGAGAGGGACCTAGCGAAGCCATTGGAAGAGATAAACAATAAATCAGAACAAAAAAAATCTAATCAATGAGGACAATACTTTTTAGGGCTAGATGCATTAATAATGGACAGTGGGTTTATGGATACTACTCATGTGATAGTGGTAAGTATCATTTTATTAAATCCATTGATGATTACCTTGATTATCGTATTGATCCATATACTCTTGGGCAGTATACAGGATTAATAGATAAGGATGGAAATAAGATCTTTGAGGGTGATATTATACAGTTCTATAAAACATCTGCTTATGTAATCTTCAGGAGTGGTGAGTTTTGTGCTATTGATAATAATAATACTGGCTATTTTATTATTCAGAGTGATGTTAGAATTATCGGAAATATTCATGATAACGAAGAATTATTAGATAAATAGAAACCCCTCAAATCCTTATATATGTGAAGAAATTATTTATGTTCTTTGCATTAGAGAATAAGAAAATGACATTAAGTTGTGATGCTCTGGTGATGGAATGGTAGACATGAGGGACTTAAAATCCCTTGCCTGTAAAGGCGTGTGGGTTCAACTCCCACCCGGAGTACCATTATATAAAATACTACTGCTAAAGTAGTATTTTTCTCATTTCCTTATATATGTTATGAAAAAATTAATGAAATCTGTAGTAATTAATACTTGGTGTGGTATACCAGATAATTTGAAGGATGTCAACGATGATGAGGATTGGTGGGTAACCCAATTTCATTTTCTACCATTCATTATGTATCAACTATGTGACGAAAATAAAATAATCTTTGGGTGGTTGTTTTGGTCTGTATCAATAAGATGGCCCCGTAGAGATGAATAGGTTAAATAAAAAGTTAAAGAATTATATTAGATTATACTGAAGAAGATCAACTCCATCATGGAGAAAGATGTAAAATACTATTAAGAGATTAGTAGTATTTTTTTTTCGCCTTTATTTCCTTATATTTGAAATAAAAAAATTAAAAGAAAATATGAAAAATATCTTACCAAAATTGCAAGCACAGTTTGATAGAATGTGTGCGACAGGTAAATTATTTCAAAGTAGTATTTCTGGTCATGAGTTAGCGGATACATATTTGCTCGGTTTTGTCGAGGATCCTGTTTTTAGAGATCCTGAGAGTTCTGTGCATAATTGTAATTCCTGCAAGAACTTCATACACCGCTATGGTACTATCTTGGCCATTGATGCTGACCTTAATATTATAACTCTGTTTGATATTCCCGATATTGACGAGGAGTATAAGGAGTCGTTTAATTTAATGTCGGAAGAGCTTAGAGAGGCACCAATCAAAGGTGTTTTTGTAGAGACTTATGACAATCTTTCTGAGAAATTATGTTATGAGAGGCCTATAAAGAAAGATCAAGAGAAATACTGGTTAGGACTTCAGAAAAATGTGAAGTGCTATACAGAAGAAGAGGCTAATAAATTTGGTGTAGTAAAGCCAAATGAAATCAGAGAGTTTTATCATCTTTCTGTTCAGATTCCTCGACAGTTCATAGATTTTAGTGGAAGCAGTGTGGAGGCAATACAGGGAAGATATTACGATTCTTTCATGGTTTTCAAACGGACTATGGAAGAGATACCACTCGACACAGTTTATCTTGTCAGAGATCTCATTAACCAAGGATCACTTCTCGATGGGGATGCACATCTTCATAAGATTGAGGGTATTATTCCAATGCTCATAGAATATCAGAAAGTACCAGTAGATAAGCGAGAAATCTGGTGTTGGGTAAAGTCGGTTGGGTTCAAATATGCCAAGTTCAAGAATGAACTTATTGGTGTATTATGTACTGAGCTGGCCGAAGGTAGGGAATTGAATGAGGCATGTAAAGCCTGGAACATTAGAGTTGATCCAGCTAATTATATGAAAGCCACAGCCCCTATCACTAAAAAACAAATTGAGGAGGCTAGAAAATTTGTAGTAGATAACGGTTATGAGGAATCGTTTTCTCGGAGATGTGCTACTATTGAGGACATCAAAGCTTCGGACATTCTTCATATCAATTCCGGAGATGGTACTATTAAGAAAGTATCTATTTTCGATGATGTGAAGCCAACCCATACTCTCCATAAAAGAAGTGAATTCGATAAGGTTGAGACGGTTGGAATAGAGAAGTTTATGTCAGATATATTACCAACTTGTACTTCGGTTGAGGTATTTCTTCTTAACCAGCACAAGAGAAACATGGTAACTCTCACAACTTCCGAAAATCCGGATAGTAAACCAATCTTTAAGTGGCCGAACAACTACTCTTGGACTTATGCCGGAAATCTAGCCGGTAAGTCTCAGATTAAAGAAGCTGTTAAGGCGGCAGGTGGTATTGTAGATTCTCCGTTCCGTTTCTCGATTATGTGGAATGAAGATGGAAGGGATATTGTAGATCTTGACGCTCACTGTGTTGAGGGAAATAAAAACTATGAGATCTATTATGGGAATAGGAAAGTTCTATCTCCCCTCGGAGGAACTTTGGATGTAGATATGATTCGTCCGGCAACAAAAGGAGTAGAAAATATCTACTACGAATCTATACCGAATGGACAATTTAAGTTCTTCATCCGCAATTATGATGGTGGGAAACATAAGGATTGCCGAGCAGAACTCTACATTGACGGAGAGACTTATAGTTACTACATTAACCACAAGATATGCAGTGACGAACTCATTGCTGTTGTGACTATTGAAAATAGTGTCGTGGTGAACATAGAGCAATCTAAGTATCTCACCGACAGTAACGCAACGAGCACTGAGATTTATGGTCTAGAGACTAATCAGTTCCACAAAGTAAATCTTATCTGCCTTTCTCCTAATCATTGGGAAGGAAAGGTAGGAAATAAGCACTACTTTTTCATGTTGGAGGGATGTAAATCTCCTACTAAAATCAGAGGTTTCCATAATGAGAACTTGATTCCGGAACTATTTGCTCACCGAAAAGTCATGGAGGTTTTAGCAAATACAACGATGGTGGAGTCAACCGATAATCAGCTTTCAGGGCTTGGGTTTGATGCTACTGTTCGAGATGAAGTAATTGTGAGACTTAAAGGATCACATAATAGAGTATTAAAGATTCAATTTTAAAAAGCTTATTCTTGCTCTAGGATTTAAAATCACTAAAATATAAGAAATATGTACAAAAAAGCTGCAAAATTAAAACTCAGATTTAATTCTCCTAAGGGATTATTATCTGTTGAGCAATTATTCGACCTCACTACATCAGATCTAGCCAATCTCATTAAGAAGGTTAATGCTGAGATCAAAAAAGAGGAGAGGGTCGATGATGATTTAGCCTTCTTAGAGGGAAAGGATGAAGTAACCTCTCTAAATGTTCTCAAATTTGACATCTTGAAGGATATTTATCTTACTAAATTGAAAGAGAGAGATGATGCTGCAACTGATCAAGAGAAGAAGGATTATCGACAGAGAATTGCTGAGATTATTAAGAAAAAGAAAGATCAGGAGTTGGAGAATTTATCCATCGAGGAGTTGGAGAAAAAGCTAAACGAGTAATTGTTTTTTGTTTTCGGGAGGTTAGGGATTATTTTCTAACCCCCTTTATTTTAGTTAAACATACACAATGAAAGATGGATGAAAAAGAAAAATCATTATTAAATATTGTATTATTAGATCTTCTTCCTTATGATACTAAGGTTGCAATAGATTTTAAAGAGTATTTAGAGTGGTTACCTGACGGGGAACCCTACAAAGAGAAGCTAGAATTTGCCCTTAAACACCGAGGAAAAACTATAGAAGACATATCAAAGGAGCCTAATATATTATATTCATATCCATGTAAGGGAAGATTCGGAATGCTTAGGGGATATGAAAACGAAGAATATGGAGTTCCGGTTGAGTTTATTAGACCATATCTCCGCCCAGTTTCAGACATGTCAAATGAGGAAATTTGCACATTATTTAAGATTCTTGAGATAGATATAGATGGTAATGATGAGAATTGGATAAAAGTAAATGATTGTTTGGGCATAGAGTTCTTCTTTCCTACTGGAAAGTTTATAGGAGATGTTGCAAAATCCTATGACTATCTTAATTCAATTCATATTAACTACAGGGGCCTTGAACTAGCTTTAGAAGCCCCAAAAAATATGTATAATAAATGACAGAGGAAAAGAAACAAACATTAATAAAGGTTTTATAATGTTCCTTTTCCATGTTTAAAATGTCCCTTCGATTGTTATGAGAAAAATTAATTAATATGATTGTAGATATTAAACTGCGAGAAAATGCCTTAGATAGACTTAGGCAGAAATGTAGAGAATGTCTTCCAGAGGAGAATGAAGAAGATAGGGAAAAGTATCTGAAGGATGCTGTACCTATTCTTTATGACTATGATAGTGTCCGGATTGATGAAGGAATTTTTAACTTACCTAATAGTATATACTATCATATGTTTATTGAAGGTCTCGAAAATAAAAAACCAAGTGATTATGATGTCTTATTCTTTGATGATTGGTTGGGAGATAAAGAACCTTATGGTCTTGCAGATAACATTGAGCAGATAAAAGAATATTTATCTCCTTATTATGAAGATAAAGAACATAATTATTTTATCAATGTATATAGAGTTGATTGGAATCCAGAAAATAAGGGTAAAACTGGGGGATTTAGACCATATAAGTGGGGACCTTATTTGGGAACATATAATCAAATAGATGAGTGTGAATACTATGATGATTGTGAGTTTCCGGAAGATTATCAAGGTTATTTAATTCATTTTCATGTTTATATGATTAATTAATACCTAGTTTTAAAGATAACTAATTATAATTAATATGGAAAATAGTAAAAAAACAGTTTAGGTCACAGTGGACAACTTTTGGGGAATCATGTAAACTTGTTGATGCAGGTCTTCCTAAGGAGACGGCAGATATGTGGTATGATCTAATGGATGGTGATGAACCAGAAGATAAAATAGCATATCTAGATGTAGATAGGTGGCTTGTAGAGAGTTATGAAACATATCCATGTTGGTCTTTGGGTTCACTAATGATATTATTACCAAAGATAAAAAATGAGGATGAAAATGAGTGTTATCCTGTCATAACTCAAGAAGTGGGTACTTCCAAATGGCATTGTATCTATACTGGCACTTCACTTCATACAACAAGTAGGTATGATACACCTATAGAAGCCATTATTGACATGATATTATGGCTTTTAGAGAATAAAATGGAGTTAAATATTCCAACCGTATAACTCTTAAGAATGACAAAGATGACAACGCAAACACAAGAAATTATTTTAAACGAAAGTAATACTGGTTTTACATTTGATGGTAATTACTATAACTGTTCATATATTATTGAACGTGATAAAAAATTAATTTTACAGGAAGCAGATATATCACATCCGGAAAATATAGAAAAATTATACGTAAGAGAGTCATTATCACCTCGTAAAGTACATATATATCTAGGTGAGGCTGGTGATCCTGTAGCAATTATGATTATTTATACTATAGATTATAAAAATAAAGGTGAGGGTAGTAGATTAGCATGCGGTGATTATTATATTATAGAAATACATGATGATAGTAGTAAGATTTTACTTCCTCATTTCTATCAGGCCAGTATCTGTTGGTGATTATAAATCAATATAATGGGAATAACACTCACCTCAAATCCTTATAAATGTGAAAAACTCAAATAAAAATTAAAGAATAAAAAAATAATAACAATATTGCGGGGTGGAGCAGTGGTAGCTCACTAGGCTCATAACCTAGAGGTCGTTGGTTCGAATCCGGCCCCCGCTACTAATAAAATAACAAATATGAAAAAATTGTTATTAATTTTAACGTTATTCGTTTGTTGTGGATGTAGTAGTAATACAGAACAACAGCAGAGTGAAAAAGTAATTGACATTTCCAACGACGGGCGGTTTGAGGTTGTCAGAATAGGCAATCATCAATATATCTTATATCGAACTGGATATAAGGGTGGAATATGTCACTATCAAGACTGTGATTATTGTCATGGTCGACGTTAAAAAAAGTGCATCCCTCATCAATAGGGAAGGCAATCGAGGGTCCTATAGGCAAGATCTTATAGGTCCCTTGCTGTTCGGAAAGATGGCAGAGTGGTCGAATGCGGCGCTCTTGAAAAGCGTTGATCTGCGAGGATCCGGGGGTTCGAATCCCTCTCTTTCCGCAAATATAAATTGTTCTGTAGGCCAGTTGGATAGACCGTCAGATTTTGGTTCTGAATGTCGCTGGTTCGAGTCCAGCCAGAACAACAACTATGACTATGTGCGCGAGTGGCTGAAACGGGCGGTCCGCAAAACCGTTAGGGAGACCTCACGTTGGTTCGAATCCAACCATAGTCACTAAAACGGGTATTAGCGAAGTTGGTATCGCGCTTGGTTTGGGACCAAGAGATCGCAGGTTCGAGTCTCTGCATACCCGACAATTTTCAACAAATCATGTTTTTTGTTTTAATAAATCCTTTCATACTTTGGTCATAATTTGTTTGTATTTAGGAGGTTATTAAAACATATGTATATTGTTTTGTTTTCAGACACTGGGATAGTCTTCGGGCTATTCTGGTGTTTTTTTCAAAAACCCTTCAAACCCCTTATATATGAAAAATAGTTCGCTTTTTGTTCTTTTTCTCTTCTTAACCCCTGAAATCCTTATATATGAAATAAAAAATCATAACACAAATAGAAAAACTGATGAGATGGTCCGTTCGTCTAGTTGGCCTAGGACGTAAGATTTTCATTCTTAAAATCGCGGGTTCGAATCCCGCACGGACTACAACGCTTTGGTAGCTCAAAGGCAGAGCGATTGACTGTTAATCAATAGGTTGGGATATCGTAATTCCCCCAAAGCGCAAGAATATAACATCATATTTGGTGTTATATTTTTTTTTATTTTTTATATCATAGTAAAAGATTCATTGTTTGAAAAACAATTACCTTATCAATCTAATATAATAAATAAAAAAAAGAGATAATAATACTATCTCTTTTTATTCTCTCCATTTCCACAATTGTATTTTATTTTCATTTAAATGATCTATTATCTCTAATAACTGATCCAATTCCCTTCTTCTATTGATTATATCTATTTTTTGTTGATTTATTTCATTTTTTAGAATTCTTATCTTGTTTTTTAGATTATGTTCATGGCGTAAGATAAGTTTATTTATTCTCTCATTTAAGTGTTCTTCTGTTAATGAAAAAATCCAACCTGTATTATATGGAACTGGAACAATATTGTCTTTACTTTTCAAAAAAGCAATAGAACCGCTATTACTTTTCACTGGCCTAACTCTACCACTTTTATCGATCCGTATTAACTTATTACAAATATGATTAAGAACATTGCTTGTACTTATAGTGAATTTAGTTACTTTCATGGGTTTTTTTATCTTTAATGTATCTAACCATCTGATACTTGGACAATAGAACCCATAGTATGTCCCATTATTATTTAATATATTAATAATAATATTAAATATATCATTCAATGGTTTATCTTTATCTATTGAAGATATTATTTCATCTATTGAATTAATCTTATATTTTTCTTTTAGTTGATTAATTATCTCAATATTTAATATATTATTTTCTATGCAGAAAATATCTTTAGGATAACAATTTTCATAATAAGAAAAGTATTCAGTGATTAGATAATTATCTATGTTATGTACATATAATTGATCGTCTATTATAGCATAATCATCTAATAGACCTATATTCTCTAATCTCATATAATACTTTATATAGTTTAAGAATTTAAATTCACTATTTATAGTAGTAGTTTTAACGCTATCCCACTGTAGATTAGTTAGATTATATGCAGAGTCTTGTTGCATATTTTTTTTTATAAGAGTAATTTCCTTTTTACTTAATCTACTATTCTTTAATCTTTCATAATACGAATCCATATTACTCTTATTTTATAAGGGTTTTATTTTTAAGGTTTTTTATTAAATCTTTTATCATTTCTTTATCCTTTGTTATCTTTATTTCCCCTTGTTTTATTTTAAATAAATGAGAATCTACGATATTCATTAATCTGACTATTAATTTCTCCTTTATTTTTTCTATTGAGTTCTCTACATGTTCTTTTGTTAAGAAAAAAGACCAACTAGTGTTATTACTTTGTACCAGCTCTCCGTTTTCTTTTTTTAGAATAAATAATGGTTTTGATAGGAAAAATATTTGCTTGATATTATCCTTCTCATATTGAGAGATATTACCTAAATCGATTGCTTCTTCTATATTATTTTCTTCTATTTTTAGCTTATGTATTATTTTTTTCTTCCCTTCTATTAGAGAATTAATAGAGTATACATTAGGATTATATATTCCGTAAAAAATTCCACTATTGCTGCTATACACTAAATCATTAATAACTCCCATTAATTCTGTATTATTAATATTATACCTTAGTATGTCAAATGGATCTTTTAAATTTAAAGAATCCATGAGATAATATAAAATACCAACACCTAATGGGCCTTGTTCGAAAGAAAACACATGATGATCTATTCCTAATTTATTATAGTCAGAAATCTTATATGCAACACAACTATATATAG